TAGATCTACTGCGAATGTCTTTGCTATTTCGCCCTGATCTATAATGGTGAAACCAACAATGCTTGTTGAAATGTCTAGTCCTAAAATCATAGGAGGAATGTAGCAGGGTTTCTGTTAGATGTCAAGCTTTAGTTTGAAAGTAAGGTCTCTTTGTTCGGTTTTTCTGACTGGGGTTGCGACCTTAGCAATGCCAATTAAGTTTTTATTTTCATCATATATACCAACTTTGGAAATATATGTTTCTTTTGCAAATTGAGGATCTTCATCTATATAAGATGCGCTAACAATATTCTTTATTCTAACACCTCTTGGCTCACTATAATACAAGGAACCCGTTGAGGCTGTTGTCGCGTCCCCATATTTAGAATAAGTTGAATTATTTGAATGATTTATTCTTCCTTTGGGCGCATTGGCAAACATTGTTACCACTTGTGTCTTTGTAGTACCTCTAAAATCAAGCGCCCAAGCTGATTCTTGGCTTGGTATTGTTATTGCGTCTTGTGCCCCTACTCCAAAATAGATCCAAGCGGGAGCTTGGGGTGTAGTGCTCGGACCAAGATATCTTTCAGTGTGATCATCGTCCAAATCCCATGATCCAGTTAGCAGCAAAAACCCCTCATTGTACAATGCGACACCTGCTACAGACCCAGATCCAACGCTACCCTCTGGACCTGTTTGAATCAATTCCCCATTTCTCCTATGGTCCTGCAAAGTTCCAATAAGCGTTCCAGAGACATAAAAATTTAATTCTAAAGATCCTTTTTTTATTTGAGACCCAAAAAATATTGAAGGTATGCTGATCAAATTGAGAGCTTGAACCCCCTTGTTCCACCCTGTGCCACTGTCAGATGAGTAGGCGTGGTGTTCGCTATTGGCTCTATAGAAATTCATAGTATTTTTTAACGCATCGATTCTTGGTCTAGACGTATCCTCAATACTATAGTATTGCCTAGTTATACTAGCTGATAACGGATAACTACCCGTCATAATGTCGCCGTATTGAAAATCTTCATTAAAAGTTTTTGTAGATATTGTCTTGAAAGTTGTTAAAGAACCTTGTTTGGTTATAAATGGATATATTAGTTGCCCAGATGGTCTATCAACGTTATATTCATACAAACTAACAAAACCCGGAGGTATGTGCTTAACATTATCGCTAGTTAATTCGCCCTGATTGTATGGTTGGTTATTATGATAGGTAACACCCCCGTAAATAAAGAAACTAGTTTTAGGAAAAGTTACAACGGTATTTCTTATAATGTCGTCAGGGGAGAATTGATAATAAGGCACAGGTAGTCCTCCTGCCTAGTAGTCTAGCCTAACCCTCAATGTCAGCTCCGTATCGGGAGTTTTCTTGAGCGGTTCGGACACTTTTGCTACAGCCAAAAGCTCATTATCTGCGGAATAAAGACCCACTGTTGTTATATAAGAGACTGGTTGGTCCAAGCTACTATTTTTAACTCTTATTTTACTTGCGCTATCAATATAGCTGGGATTTGAACTATAGTTAAATTCATTGTGTCCGGCTCGGCAGAAATAAATTGTTGAATTTAATTCTGTCGTGTTGTTAAAATCCAAATCAAAGAGTCTGTGCCTAAATGCATCGGCTGATCCGGATATTGATACATTTTTCAACATTTGATTAACATTTTGCTTATATGCACTTCCGGGATGCAAAGTATCTGGATTTAGAGTCATTTCAATAGGAGCACTATCAACTAATGCGAGAGCTTGCCCACCCGCATCATTACCAGATTGCGTATCAGTGGCTTGGAAGACAGAGGCGGTTAAGACAGCCACGCCTGCCTGATAATATAGTAGCCCTGCTTTTGTGGTGGGGGTTGTTTTTGACCCAGACGCATATAATATCGCATATTCACCTGCCGGTGAGTTTATCTTGTATGAATTCTGAGCGTTAGAGTCAGTTATGACTATGCCAGCGGAAGTTGAATTAGGTTGCGAGTTCGAATGGGGATAGAATGGTGCAGATCCGTTATGACCAGCATCCGCAGAGGCTGATAGCATAAACGAACTACTAGATCCTAAGACCAAGCTAAAACTACCCTTCTTAATCTCGTCTTTCTGGAGAAGTCTAGCAAAATTCAAAAAGTAACAAGCGGTCAATTTCACGCCGCCTGTAAGGTCTCCATCTTGATCAAAGTTTCTCACGTTGCCATCAGAATCATGACCTACCAACATTTGCGCCATTTGGCTATAAATATTGATTTTGTCGGAATTTTGTACGTTTGCGGAAGATGACAGTCCTGAATCGTTAGAATACCCAACAGTGATGTCAAAAATGTGATTTGCCGACGAACTCAAATAGGGGTAATCATATACGGACTGGAACATACCATGGGAATAATTTTTGACATTATTGTCGGCGAGCGATCCAGAATAAACAATCGCAGGGTCGTTGTACGTACCAGAAACTATTGAGCCTGTAACAGGTATCGCTTCGTGCAGAAGCGTTCTGGTTGATGTTACATCGTTATTTAAGAAATTTTTGAAACTTGTTGCCATAATTTTTTACTCACTTTATGATTGGTATTTTATAAACGATATCGGTATATTAATTCTATATCCAGTTGTTGCGCCAGTAATCGTTATATTGCTGTCAATTCTCCTATAGTTATTAGAGGTGCCGCCGTATAAATAGCTATTGCCGCTAGTTCCAAGCAATGTAAACAAATAAGTGCTCGAATTCAACTCAATAGAGGGCGCTACTCTAAATTTAAGCCTTGTACCTCTAGGACCCTGAATTGGACTGTCGGAACCGGCGGACATTGTATCCACCATATCCCCATCCCCCACCGAGAAACTGTAACTAGCTATGTTATCATCATCCAAGAAGGAATATGCTTGTTGGTTTCCTTGGCTATCTGGAGACACTATATACCCTAATCTGTTATCAATTTCAACAATATATTGTGTCTCTTTTAAGGTTGGGTCAATGGTAAACTCTTTTGATATAGCAGTTGTATTTAAGCCTTGATCGACCGCTATGAATCTTGATTCAGTTGTTCCATCTCCAGAGTTGAAGATTCCCTTCACCTTAGTGCCATCTGTGGTTGGGTCTCCACTATTCACAGCATTATCTGTATTCGTATCGACACAAACTACATAAGTGGAAGGAATGGGTCCCCCAGAGTTGGTTCGTTCTTCGCCTACACCGGCTTCTTCGTTGAGTTTAATGACGGGCAAATAAAGCAGATTTGTCTTTGGTATGGACATAAGCTTGTTTTTCATAGTTGAAGTGTTGTTGGTCAAAGCTTCTATGACAGGAGTTGTCAAAACATCAATATCAAAATATGCAGAACCGCTAGGGTGGTCTTTATTGTACTTTGAATAATCGATTTCGTCATCGGCAAAAGCGTATTTTACAATTTTGAAAGATCCGTCTCCCCTTGCCAATCTAGCTCTTCCTGCATCGGTAAGAACTGCGTCTAAAATAATATCTCCACTGTTGTCTAAGAAAGCCATTTACTTTTCTCCTAAAATGTCTATACTGCCTTTATAATTAGCCTTTTGTATAAATAGTCATATTTTTTAATTTAGCTTAAATTAAATAAAATGTTAAGACATATTTGCATTACGGGAACGTTACAATATGTTTAGTCTGCGTGTCATTTTCCATAGCAGATTTCATACTTTCGATACTAGACTGGGATTCACCGGCAGCAGCCTCTGAGTGTGTCGACGGTGCCGTTGAGCCCTCTTGACCACATGTTATTATTTCTTCTACTGGCTCTATATGCCTAGTTTTAAACCGAACGTTCAAATCCAAAACCTTCCCTGTATGTTTCGACCTTATTCTAAACTTAAACTTGTTATTAAAAACACTTTGACTTTGAATACCTAACTTTGGGCTACAGTCTTTGGCAGTGTCTTTGTCCTCAAGATTTGACTCTTTTAGGTTCAACAACTCTTGAAGATGTGCAGCCTCAATTTTTAAATATCTTTTAAATGATTTGCTTTTAATGCCTTTTTTTGCAGGCAGAAATTCATATATCGATATTACAGGATAAACCACTCCAGAATTTTCCACCATCTCTACTTGATAAACTGGTGATGGGTTTGAAGGATTTCCGTGGACGTCAATCGAACGGAAAGTGTACCAATACTTTATATTGTGACCCAGTTTATCAATATAACAACTAACCTCTTTGGCATCCAAAATAGTTTTTGTGCTCTGTCCGAAACTTCGGTAATTTTCAGGAGCCGTAGATTTTCTAAATATCTCATATTGTACAGGATAGTCATCGCTTTTAAAAGCCAACTTTGGTTCAACATAGCGAGCATTTGGTTGAGGATGCAGATCATGATCATCACCTAGTATTTCCGACAGTTTGTTAGACTTAAGCAAATCTCTATTCTGAGCAAACCTTACATAATGAAAAAAGAACTTGTCCTGTTCCAGAATAGATATCGGCTCCATTTCTCTGTCCACCGTGCTAGGTAAAAAGTTGATTTTTATCTTATGCTTTTCCTTGTTTAAAGGAACTATGTCTATTTCTGGTGCAATTGATGGTGCATCGGATATTCGTACAATTTTTTTATAAATTGGAACTTCCACCAAACGAACCTCTGGTTCGCAGATCGCGTCCATTTGTATTAGTCTTCCGGGATCACCATTCTCTCTCTTCCATAAATAAGATCGTGAATTCTGAGGGGCGTCAACAACCCCATCCTCGTTTGACGACTCTAGTCTTTCGGTTCCGCCTGAAACTCCACCGCTGTAGTTGTAACCTTCTTCGTTGGCGGTTTGCCGAAAACTTTGATCTAGTTTGACTGCCTTTACCTTATTGGGACTAGTCATACCAAATTGGTCAGCCAATACATCAGCCAAGGAATCTTTGCCAATAAATGACGTATACTGAAAGCCATATCTAGATCCCACAACAAGTTGATAAGCGTAAATTGTATATTCCCAGTTTTGATCGTATGGTATCTGGGTGTCTATATATTTCATAATCTGCTGGTCTTCTTCAAAGCCTACAGGTTTGGGAAGCCATATGTTTTGAGTAATGACGTCTGGTGTGCCGGGGAATCGATCAGTTCCAACATAAACTTTTTGTATTCTATAAAATAAAGTTTCTGTGTAGGCTTTTGTACCGTCTAATATATCTGCATAACTTCTTTGATGCAGCTTAACGGCACTTTGATATCTGTCTATAAAGTTTAAAACCTTTAAAGCTTCTATTGGCGTATTGGCATCATTGTAATACCCGTTGATGGTTTCGTCTTCCCCATCAAAAAAACGAATTTTTTCATAAGAGGAATATGGACTTTTTACAGTGGGATCGATATAGTCCGCACTCATTGCTTCTTCGCCTTTAGCAATATACTCAATAAAGTGATCCAGCCAATTATTTAAATCATACTCTCTTCGGTAGTTGGTTCCAGAAGAATCCATTCTAACCAAATCGTCGCCAATCGCTTCTTTGTCCTCCGAAGATGCAGGGGGGATCAACTGGTAGAAGCTCCGATGGCTTTCTATGGAATATACACCCCCTTTGCATATCGACGCTCTTTTGTTTTCCGGGGTGTCGTCATAATTATTGTCATGTTTATCATAATATTCTTTAGTAAGAATTGGGTCGTCCTTTGAGGGCTTCGGGCTAGCTCCTCCTCCCGGAAAGTTCACATGATTATTGGTGCCTCTAAAAAGATTTCCAATAATAGAAGACATTAGCCTATACATCATTCCAGTTTCAGTAAAAAGGGTTGTGAATTCTCTATTTGTATCGCAATTGAATCGCAAATCAACATACCAAGGAAATTGCCTTTTTACGTTATTGTATTTATCCAAAAACTGAGGGCTGTTTTGGTCTAGAATTATATTTTGATCCCTAGCAAAATGAAACCAGTTTCTCTCATAGCCGCAATTCATTATTCTATGTCCGAAATTTTCGAATCTAAACTTTGATTTTTCACTATCCGTGTCTAAAGACGGGGTGTTATCTTCATCAAGTGGCACTTGATAAATTAGTGGCAAATCTTGAGGGTCAATCCTATAAGATTGCCCGTCAGACGATGCCCACAATTGATTCCTGTCTTTATTAGATTTTTCATAAAATTTAGAATAATAATTATATTGCGGATTTATGTCCACAACAATATCCGTTTTATTTACCACCTCGTTAGTAAGAGACAATGCTCTCGGAGACATGGGAAGGGGCATAGCAAACGCATAATCCAAATAAGTATCATTTTTATCCACTTTTTTAGTATTATCTTCGCTTGGAAATGCATATGTGTCCGAAAAGAAATTATAATAATTTCTCAACCTCGATTGTTGACCTGCCTTAAATATTGCGGCTCCCATAATAGAAGTCGCATTTTCGCGAGCTGATTGGTGGTTGGCTATCTTGTTAGCATTGGAAGACAGTGGCTCTATCATAACATCCATCAAACTAATATCCGAATACTTTGGACTTGCTGGTTGATTGAAAGAAAGCATCGAAGCATAGTTATATGGAGCGCCACCAAAACCGGTATTGAGATTGAAAACTATTGGATAATCAACTTGATCTCCTTCGAAAAGCCCATCTTCGCCTTTAAAGGTTATTGTGTAGGCAGAATCTTGATTTTTTCTTTCCATATCAGTTATCATAGCCAAGAAAGTTGTCTTTGCCATAAGAGAAGAGGCAGCTTGGTCAGCCACGCCATAAACAGAGTAATCTGGTGCTCCAAAAAACATTTGAATTCTGGTTACAGATCTTTTCAAATTTAATGAATCTGGGTACATACCCTTTGTAAAAACATCGTTATTCCACAAATCGGATACATCTTTATATTTCATATCCTCCAAGGAGCCGAATGAGGCTTGATATGGAGTGGGAATGCTAAATTTATCCGTTTTTCCAAGAAATCTAACATTATTAGTGCCAGCTACTTCTTCTCCCGCTTCGATTGCCGGTCTGAGTGTCCACACTTTCCCTACTGCCTGTCGGAAGGGGTCGGCAACCAAACGAAAGTCGGAGGGAGTCATAGAAAGGTTTATTTTGTTATTTGCCGTGTTGCCGGATGTGGTGGAAGAATAATATCCGGCATTTGGTACCACCAGCGCATATCTGTTTGAATATTCATTTCTTATTCTTTCATCTACCATTTCAATTATCCCTAATATTGCGATTGTTCAGTTGTCGCTTTCATTGCTGCTTGATCTGCCTCTTTCATTCCCTGTTGTTCAACCGGTGCGGCAGGGGCTGCCGCCGTGCTTATAGTCTCCGATGTGACCCCGAGTCTTCCTGCGAGTTGTGAGGAAGTTTTTAAGAATGAGAAAATGCCCTTCTGCATCAACGGAACGCCGCCGCCGTCCGCGTCTGGGTCGCCGAGGGGTCCCAGCTTAGGTCCCTCTTGACCTGCGCCTGCGCCAGCAATTCCAACAAGACCTCCCTGTCCCGCTTGCACGACTGGGCTGGTGCCCGGTTCGCCTCCAACAACGCCTGCGCCGGTACCCACATCGACACCCCCGGCAAAACCGCCGACCCATCCTTCATCCGTTTCTAATATCATTTCGGGCATCATACCTGTCGTGACACTTTCTCCGAATAAGGTTGTGCCAACACCAACAGGAATAAAGCCCTCATATTCGGTGGCTCCTGCTTCATCGGGGTCTAATTCTTCTATTACAACTGGATCCGGGAAGTACACCGCACCCACATTGTATTCAGAAAGATCTATTATAAAGTGCATATTATATATTGGCAATTCCATAATTGGATATCTTTTGACGCCATAAAGATCTTTCTCATACGGAACAAGCCTAACTAAAATATTTCTTTGCCCTCCTCCGGGAATTGTTTGAACATCTTTCAGCAACTTTTCATACATTTCATAATCCATTTTCTTCCATATAGGCGCATTGACATTATAGCCAAGTTCCTTATCTACATCAAATCCGGCGATGGGAGATATGCTTGTTTCATAAGTGTCTTCATATGCCACAAGTGCTTGCAGTTCTACTAGATTTTTAAAATTCATTAAGAAGAAGGATAAGAACTCGGGCGTTTCATATATAACTTTTCTATTGGGCTCACTTATCACCTTTTCCTCCCCGTACATATTGGTAGATACATAGAATTGTTTTGTATCACCCTCGGTAAGATTTGAATAAACTCCCGGCTTTGTGTCATATATTTTTAATATTAATTCGTTAAAAACGCCAACAGAAAATGGCTTAGTGTAGTCCAGATTTGACATTAAGCATTTTACTTGATTTGGAGCTACTTTCAAAGGCTTGTTGCTATAGCCTGTACCGTCTGCGTTGCCTCCGGAGCCCATAAATTTTTGATATTCTGATTTGAAGGAGCTGTAACCAAAATCCATAACGTAATGTTTCCACTTCCATGTTTTATCATCAAGAAAATCAAATGCGTTTTGTTGTGTTATTGTTAACAAAAGTTGACTAGGATTTATTTTAGAATTAAAAATATTAGGTCCTTCTCCACCAGCGGGACCCAAATCATATTGGCTTCCGATAGCATTTGGATCTATTGCTATGGTTGATGCTTCAATAAGTTCACTACTAACTGCCCCATCTGGTCCCCCAAAAACGTTTGCCACTCCTTTTGATTTGCCCTTGGTGGGTCCAGCAGGTCCAGCGGGGGCTTTTGGTATACGCACTGTTGTTTGCCTCTGATTCAGAATGTTTAACAAATCGTATTTTAAATCTGATACATCATCGGTGACGACTACTTCTGGTGTTGTGTTTCCGGCGAGAAGATTAAGACCCAGTGGAAGTGTTTTAATACGCCCAGTTGCAACCTCAGATCCCGGATCGGGGTAATCATAGTCATTTTGTTTTGTTAAATTATAGCGAATAGCATTTAGCATTGCATTGTTCGTATCTCTCATATCCGAATTCAAGCTTCCCCCATTTAACAAGTTGATGGGCTCCTCTCCTGCAAAATTAACGAGGGACGGACTGAAAAATGCGTATTTATTATTCAAAACTGTATCCCCTGCGTTTAACAAAATGCCCTCTTTTTGTTTTGCTTCATTAAACAATACATTGTAATCCTCTGGGTCCACCGCCCCACCATACTCCTGCATCCAGTTGTTTGGGTCAAATGCCAACGGAAACTCTGGTATTACAATGTCATAATCCGAGAGGACATTTGTAAAGAATTTTGTTTCCTCCATATTAGCTCTAGTTTCAAGTTGAGTTCTGCTTAATCTTTTTAGACCCTTTGAGGGGAGCGTGTCCTCCTTAATAGTATCTTCTATGGATATATAATCATATCCAGTTGAGTGATTTATTTCGCCCTTTATAACTTGTGGGAATAAGTGAGAAATAACAAAATCTCTTTTCGGCTCCCTTCCTGCTGCCAATTGCTGATCAGCACCGACATGTTGAGAGTCTACCGCTTTCTTGTACCCTGACGCAGAAGAAAAAACATTTAAAACTTTTGAATATATATTCTCCATTACTTTCAGAACTTGATTTACTCCCGATGGATTTCCAAATGCTGGGCTGGATATTGCATATAGAAAGTGGTATAAAGCTGGTAGTTCATCTCTAAAAAATAAAAAATTATCGAGCACTGTAAAAAAGCTTACTATTTTGGATGAAGCATATGAATAATCATTTACTGTTTTATACGGACTGTCTGGGTGTTCTATCTTTTCTATCCCTTCTTGCGTAAATCGGTCTGTATACGAGTTATAATATTTCGGGTCGCTTGATACCATATCCGCATAGCCCGAGAAGCCTCCGTCTTCCTCGTTGTCTTCAGCGCCATACAATAACGTTTCTAGAATTTTAATTTTGCCCTCCATCCAAGGTATAAGGGGGTCGTTCATTTTTATTTCAATAGAATACATATAATCGCCATCTATTGGCGTTTGAAGATCGGTGCCTGTATAATGCCTCAACCCAAATATTATGTTTGCATTTTGCTCAACCTCTGCCAAGTGCAAATCAATTTCTGCAATTGTCCCAAGAGTTTCCCCCGCGTCATTTTCTTGCTTATCGATCTTTAGTTTACCCGAATTGTCATCGGAGGATTCACAAACCAGTTTTGGTTCTTCATTTTCTATTATTTCTTTTTTATCCACCGTTGCCATGGCTGGATTTTCTTCGTGAACCCTGTGTCTTAGTATTTTAAAACTTGTTATCACCTTGTTGTTTATAAAATCCTCTACGAGCCCTTCTGCATCGCCGTATCCTTCAAATATATGGTCTAGCAGTGCCGGGAAAGCTGAATTGCTCTTTAAAGCTTCTTTTACGTTGAAGGCGAACAAAAACCTTGTGTTTCCAGAGCCATCCATAGCTGTGTACAAATCTGAGAATATTGGCGCTCTCCCCTTTGTCTCAGACATTAATTTTAAGTTAGCTAGCTGGAGGTCTTTTAATGTTGTGTGACCATCTGTGTCGCTAAAATATGGATTTTCTCTAGACATATATTGCTTCAACGCTTGTTGATTGTTATACATATTTCTAGTTGTCTTTTCGTTGAACCAAGTATTTGAAAACAAAGAATAATTAAATTGCAACTTTTCTAGTTGCTTCAGGGTTCTAAAATCTTTTATTGTGCCATTGAATACCGTTGTGTAACCCAAAAAAGGACCCATATCTGCGCCGGGTGACCCTGCCATATATCCTATATATCCTTTAGGACCCGGATTTTGAGGTCCATGGTAGTGGATTGGTCCAGTCCATATTTCTAAATCGTCATCTGGCTCTGGTAATCTGGGTAGACCGTTATCATCTAGCGGGGATTTATAAAATACTTGCGAATAATTGTTGATTGAACCATTCCTTATTACTTGAACTTGATTAACTTCCCCCATAACCAAGTTATCCACAATTGCTTCTGGTATTTGAAAATCTTCAAAATATCCGCTTTCTATTTTATATTGCTCTATATTAATGTATGAATGAACAAAATATGACAATTGTTCGACATCTGTCCCCCCTTCGCTTTCAGGGACCTGAAAAGTGACAGGATATGTGAAGGTGTATACCTTATTTCCTTCACTATCATACCTCATTGATGTGGAAAATGCGAGATCTTGTGTTAATTCCGGGCTCTTCCCATCATATTCTGGAAGATCTAAATTCTGTACAACAACACTGGGGCTGCTACCAACGCCTCCCATCACGACAGGGGATTCTGAGTCGATGATTCCTCCCGGTCGCAAATACGAATTCACATTATTTGCTATGGCTTCTGTGAATGTGCCTGTGCTTTGAACAACTCGTATTTTTAAATATTTCGTAAAATCATCTTTAAAAAACATAGAATATAGATTTGATTTTGAAACATCAAAAGATATGTCTATAGACAAAACTATATTCACATTCATTATTGAAGGTGTAGTGTAGTCTTCTTCGAGTGATGAAGTGGTGGCACCGGTTCCGAAGAGAGCATCTGCCATCTCTGAAGCTTGTCTCGTGTGAGGTTCGTCATTTTTTCGCAGTAAATCATTCCCGCCAGCGAGAGAAATACTTAAAAAATTAACTTTTGGTAATTTATATCCAGCAGTAGCCATTAACAGGGCTCCTTATCGTTCTTTGGCTTCTTTTTATAAATATCTGTGATTATATTATTTCTCATACCAGCAGTATCTGTTATTTCATCATCGACTCTTAAATCAAAATAATACTCCACATTGTCTTGCGTGACATCTGTTTTTTGCCTTAAATTATTTTTATAAAAAACATCATTAGTAATTTTTTCACCATCTATAAAATACAGGGGTCTATACGTCCACTCCATCAAATGATTAGTATCGACAGATTGTTCCAGCACCATTTCGTATGCCTCTAATTCGAAATTTTCATTTTCAAAAAGAGAATTGTGTTCGGACAAATCAATTGCAATATAATCCTTTGTTATCTCAACATAGGTCCCATCAGGGAAAATATTTATATTCTCTGAGCTGTCTCCACTTATAGCGTTTCCGTCATCCAGTTGTTTAATCTCAGTTTCATAAAAAACCTCAATATCAAGTTGAGGCATCTTTATTATGCCGGAAGATCCAGTATAATCCAAAACAGAACCTGTGATCTCCCCGCTCATCATTTTTAAGTCCCAAGCCGGTAGATTATCAGAATTATATTGACTTGTCCCTAAAGGCAAAGCCATTCTATTATAGTTGTCTATAGCAGAAGGGGGTTTTGCCAGATATTCTAATTTTTCTGTTTCAGTAAGTTCTATAGTGAATGCTAAGTCGAGAGCCGGATCACTATAGTAAACTGCATTATGTATTTTATCAAAGTTGCTCTCAACTCCTCCAAAACTATATTGTGTATGGGGGCGCGGGACATTTCTTATTCTGTCGCCTTCTTTTGTTGAGTGTTCCACTTGAACACTTGAGCCGCCGCCAATATATTGACTATCATATATAATATCATCATCAAAAAAAGCATAAAAAACTGGGCGTAGTACACCCCTTGACAACAGGTGTTTGCCATATTGAGTCAATTCAATATCCAGCACTTCTTCTTTTTTATCAAAAAACTTCATATTCTATAAATAGATCCTTGTAATTTATTCGCACACACTATAAAACACTACCCACTAGACGTTAATCTCCAGTATAGAGTTTAATACCCCCACCGTCCGCAGTGTAATTTAAAGTCGGATCTTCGGAGTCGTGGGTGCTGGTGTCTTCAGAGGTATGGTGACCTCCTGTTATTTGTTCTTCCTTGGTCCTTTTATCCTCCGATGGTTCTTCCGTAGGTGATTTAATTGGTGAATTTCTTGGCTCGAAAGCATGAGCTACTTCAACCTTGCCCAATTCAACTAGTGAGAAAAAATCATAAGGCCAATTGTAACTAAATGCCAATTGATTTCCCCCATATGCTGTTGTGCTTTTGGACTGCAAATCTCCCAATCCAAATCCTACTTCCTTTTCTCCCGCAATTGTTACTGCATCATAATTATTTTTCGCCCTCTGCTTCACTTTAAAAACCATCCACCTAAGATGATCGGGGAATACCTTTATTTCAGAAGTATTCATTGCGTCCGGACCAGTAAGGACACCAGTGGATGTGCCAAAGAACTCAAAATTTGGACCAGTCAAAACAGGATGCTCTATAAAAGCCTCGTCTTTTTCTGCTGTAACAGAAATGTCAGGCATCATATTTTGCCAGATATGAGAAAGGTCTTTTTGTGACAAAGTGTGATGAAACTCAAAAATGTACATAACAAATGGACCCATATCCTTGTCATCCAGTATGTCCTGATTATGAACAAAATCTAAATGGGGTGGAATAACGTATTTTTTCATCTTCCTAATCATATCTGATATAGATGTGGTCTTAATTTGTAGTGGTGCTCCAAAATCTCCTACATCAATTGCGATATTCTTTTGAGTCATATTTTTTAGCTGAGTCAGATAAGCCTCTTTCGGTATTTTCACGAAAGACCCATCTGTGTTGACGGGTATTGCGACCACAGCCTCGCTTATTTTTTTAGATTCAGCAAGGCGACCAATTCTTTTGGATTCAACATCAAACCCGCACACATCAATCAATGATCCAGTCGTGCTATAGTCCACATCTATCTCATTGTTCCAATCTGGAATTGTCTCACCAACGCCTACCCTTGCTCGGCTTGAGCCTTGGTAGTCTGGAATTCCAGTTCTTGGGTTCAGCGGACCTCTTCCCGCCTGTTGAGGTTCGGAGCCCAACTGAACTGAATCGACTGTCGCGTGTACCTTTTGCGGGAAAGTGTCCTTTAATTCTAGAAAAATACCCTCTTTAAAGCCGGTGGCGTGATCTTTTGGTATTGTTCCGTAAGTTTTCCACATTCCTGTTGTCAACTTTCTCTCATTTCCGTCTCCGTTGTAATATGGCTTATTACCGTCTGGAAACGAAGTCTGTACTGAGTGGTTTTTAAAGTTTAAGACTGGGCATTCAAATTTTGTCTCTATACACCACCTGTCCAAAGATGTATCGTCCCCTGCGCCCTCAATAGTACTTGGAGTATAAATTGGTTGTCCGTCGTCACCTATTGAAATATTATAGTTGACTTTTTTCCCTCGCACACGTTGATATAAATTAACACTCGAATCTATTTGCATCTGATTTTCAAACGCTGCGGTGCCGGATGCAAAGTTCATTGGGATCTTATTTGACAGGATTCCTAGTGGATCTTGCAAGAGTTTAAATTCAAATTTTCCTAATGAGTTATCTCCCGTATTTAATGTGTCAGAGATTACCTGCGCGTTTGCGAGAATCTGGTCTAAAGTAAACTTTTCAGAAGATCCGGGAGGCATAGGGTCTATAACTATGTGTGGCTTAAACGATATTCTAGCGATTGATTTTCCATAAAAATATGGCGGAGTGTATGGCGCAGGACCCGGATCCCCTATTTGATCCAATATCTTGTGTTGCTGTGTTCGCATAGTTAAAGAAGGTCTGGCGGACATAAATGATGGACCATAGTGAATGCCTCTTGCTCCAACTGACCCTGTGTATACAAAGTCTGACCCCGTGGTGTGAGAGGAAACAGCAAAAAGCCTATCAGGTCCTTCATACATTTTGAAATGAGGAGTTTTTCTCAATACAACGTCCATATAATACGTTGAACCTGACATCATTTCTTTAAACTCGGATTCTGGCTTGGAGACAAACGACGTTAATTGTTGTTCTTCCAAGAAAAAGTCAACAACTTCTGACATAAAATTGCTTACAGCTAGAGAGTATTTTTTATCATAATCGCCCAACCAAGCGCAGTTTGGCGACGGTCTTCTATAAGAACCGTTGAGTTTGCCATACCAATTGTCTTGACCTGTGGGGGCACCAGACCCAGTTGGACCAACGGTATTTCCTCTTTCTCCGGGTCCCTTACTAGCTCCGTCCGCGCTAGATGCGGAGACGAAATGTGGCCAAGCATGGTACATATAAGCCGGTGTGTTTGCCTTAGATTTTTCATTATTTGGATTTTCTTCAAATTGAGGAATATGCTTGTGTGGTTTCAAGATGGCTTCAAACGGCATTCTAAATTGAGGAGTAAAATTAAAAACTCCTGCGCCACGAAAGCCGTATACTGGCTCCGTACCGGTAATTGAAGTATCCGATGTGCCATTTCCGGGGGTTTGAAGCTCAACCGAAGCTGTCATCACCGGCCAATCAACAGCAATGCCTGATTTTATTGTGTTATACATAATTCCCGGCGCATAGAAAGGCTGCATTAGTGCTGCTAGTTTCTGATTCTGTACGTCTATTGAGTCCGAAAAATCATCATATGCACCTGTTAAGCTATCACCAAACGAAGACGAGAATAGTTGACCCAATTGAACGGTCCTCAAGGCTGGATAAAAGCCTTGGTATGGTAGCAATTTTTTAATAGCTTTACACTTTAATCTAATCCTAGATGGTATCAAGGCTACTTTCGAATCAGCTACGGGTGTATCGAGATGGTCGTCTCTGATAACCTCAAAATGTTTCATAAAATCTGAATTTGAGTACAATCTAAAGAACTTGTCGTTAACTGTGGCTGGGACATTTGCCACTTTAGCACTAGAAGTTACGTCTAAACTTGCTCCCGGCAAGTCTAGAAACTTATAATTAACTATTTTACCCTTTATTGTATTGCCGCCAGTTGCAAGATAATAATCCATATTATCGGAAATTCTAAACTCTGGGAGGATGCTGTAGTCTTTTCCGATTCTTCTGATGTCGTTTGAATATTCATCATAAGAATCAAACCAAGGGTTTCTGCTCGATGTTAAGTGCGCTGTATATTCCGGTATTAAATTCAAATGGGATATAGAATACATTCCGTTAGCTGTACTCTGGTCATTGCCAGACAAAACAATACTTGGGTACTCGAATGCTTGTGATGCCGTTGTAGGTGAAAAGGTTCCCAACGTACTACCTGCTTCTACGCCGTGCCCTTGTAGTGGGACCCGATATAGATTATACATATAGTTTCCATAGGATAATTCACCATTTAGTGTTCGAACTTTGTGATCCGATGGAATATCAAAAGAGCCCATCCCCCTTGGCGTATCAGTTGTTATGACGCTAGTAATTGGAGATACCAAAGTAGAGCTTGACCCCGTTGGGGCAAATTGCGTCATAGGATAAGCAGCGTCCAGTGGCCAACAGCTTAAATCAAGAAGTCCTTCATAGGATGTTTCTCTAAACGAACCGCTATCAATCCTAATTGACATAGAATTTATAGCCTCATTAATAGACCTAAGTCTGTCATCTCTATCATCTCTCCAGAAAGTTCTTGCTTTTCCAAGTGGCTTATTAAATTCTCCTGATCCACTTGCCTCTTCATAATTTTGCCTCATTCTCGTTCTAGCTAAGAAAGTGTTAGATTCTTGAGGGTAAACAACTTCTCTGTAAATAAGTTGAGGCACTAAGGAAATTGCGTTTGCACCATACAAATAGGCATCAAGAGCGTTGCCTACGTATAATCTCTTGAGGTCGTCGTAAACTTGCGAGACTGGTTCTGGAGAAAATCCGATTGTTTCAGTCATACTATCAAAGACACCGGGCACACCCTGCATGTTTGTCATAGTGTAATATGCTAGATTATTTCCGTAACTACTGTTTACTATAATTTGATCACCACCGACGCCGTGATTATTTTGGTAATTCCATAAATTAATTTTATGCTGCAACGGTTTGAATTTTGATGAAACTGCTGGTTCTGTGTACGAAAACATCAGATCTTCATCAACAAAAAGACCATTTGTGTCATAATTGATATGTTTTCCCTTAGATGTTCGAACAAAAGATATTCTATTGGTCTTTTTCATATCCCTTACCAAAGGATTGTAAGACTGCCTAACTTGTTTCCAAGAAGAAAACCCGCCTGCACCATTTCTATTAAGATTTATAGCATTTAAAAATGCAGCATCACCTATCGCTCCTGCTTGATTGTTTGCGTTGTTGATTGGTCGCACAAAACCAGTGGCTGGAGCCTCTCTGGGTGAGTTTAAAATAGCGCCAAGAGTGTTTTCTGACGCCGTTATTTGTGACAACACATTGTTGTTCATACCAACAAAATCTGTCACTATTCTGCCGTCTTGTGAGAATGGATTTTGTTCTGATATACCAAAAATAGACAATATTGCGCCGCCATATGCGCCGCCAAATGAACTGGATACGGCTGCGTGTTGACTTGCCTGAATAAAGGTTATGTCTGTTGACGCTAAAGAAGCCAGAGAAGGGTCCGGTTGCTCATAACCATATGGTCCCATAATCGCAGATGCGGTTATCCAACTGTATTGCATATCGCTTCTGGGGATCATATGCTGCACAAAAGCATTATCAAAAACAGAAGCGGTTGAAAGCACTAGTCCTAAACCGTCGTGTGCTCCTATATCAGAAACACCAGTCACTTTTAGCCTTTTTGCACCATTTCTCGGAGTTTTGTGAAATGCCGCAACGGGGTTAGTGGAATTAATTCCGCTCTGGTAATCATAGCCTCCAAATCCCGCGTGTCTTCTCAGAAAAATGCTATTAAGAGGAGATCTTACTGCTAAATTCCTGTAAGGTAGGGCATTGTATACAGAGAATGTTTCTGATTCATAATTTAAATAACCCGCGCCTAGAGTGTCTGGACCTCCCGGTGCTGAAAATCTATTAGCGAAAACATACTTGTTGGTGCTTTTGTTGGGAATAGTTCTATCAACTAATCCAGAAACAAATGTTGAATCTGTCGATGCAGTTGAAACGCCTAAATTTTCAATAAAATATTTATTATTTATAGATCTACCGGGGATCTGTATCATCTCATAATCGTGAGAATAGTTTCCTAATGCTATCGAACTCCCCAAGTCGTCTTGAACGCCATGGGGATTTGTTGAACTAGTTACATTCTTGATATTTTTAATATTTAGAGGACTTTTCGCGATATGATCTCGCGAATAATCAGCTCTAGGATATGCGCTAGATATAGCACTTGGATTGTAAATGACATAAACGGTCTCCGAGCCAACTTTTGTTACCGTCGTGAACCAGCCCTCTCGCCTTATAGAAGCAAGTCCAATGTTTATTCCAGTGTGTCTGTATTGATATCCACCTACGTGCTGTTCCGTAAACGGACCTTGCATTGGTATATCTTTTGTTTCTGAATAATAATCTTGCAAATGTTGGCTTGTTTTAAGGAAGCCGTTAGGGTCTGTGTTTTGATTTCCCACCTCAGACCTACGAAACACAACAGGAGAGACCATTTTGCCTTGAAGCTTAGACCCAACGCTGTCCCCCTCTACTTTAAATTGAGGTTTAAATTTAAATCGAGGATTATCAATAATTGTATCAGAGCAAGTGGTTGGAGCACTGAATGTCGTTGTGCTGAACTTTATGTTTTCTCCGGTTCCGGGAGGTGTTTCTCCAAAAACAATTTGCTTTTTGTTTAAGGTATTGGTTACACCCATCCTGTCCAGCTTCAGTCTCACTGTGGTATCAAGAGTTCTGTTTAAAACTTGTACTGACGCAGTGTGTATTAATTTGCGAGCAACATCAAGATCGCTGTCACCAGACCACAAGCTATCAGTCGTTCTTATTGCTCTTTTATTCCACCAAAAACAATTGTCTGCTTGGTTTTTATTTAAGCCGCCGGAAAACACACCATCTGCTGCGGCAGATGAAGCTCCCTCAATAGTATAGTTATCAATGTTACTGGTAACAATAAAATTCCCGTTCACGCCTGTTAAATTTTGCGTTATCGTTAATCTATAAGATCCTCCACCCAAGTTTTGAACAGCGCTAGTCGTAAATATTCCCGAGCCATCGAGGAGTGTTTTTAAATTCGTCAGACCGTGATCAGCACCTGTTTTAGCAAAGACGTTTCCGCCTGTTGCTGTATTGTGAACAGTAAAGGTATATGCATGTGGTGTTCCGTCCGCTAAAAGTTGTCGTAAAACAATCTGCTTACCGGCTGTTGGGGTTGCTGTTGCTGTAATTGTTGTTGTTGCTTGGACGCCTGTAGCGTGTGGCGGTGTCGGGGCATGCCCTCGCTTCCAATTATAAAGCATTTCGTTTATTCCGCGAATGGGATCCTCAAGGACCGGAGGCTTCATCTCTAAGGTAGGAAATTTATTGTGATATTTTCCGCCCCTCTCCATCATATGACTTTCTACAACGTTGGTAACTCCCGGCATTTTTGCGGAAACAGGGACCAGTTCCTTAACCATTACAGAAATTGAATTGTCTAACCACTTATAAAAATTAAGATATTTTTCTAAATCCGGCGTGTTGCCTATTCTGTTAAAAAACAAATTTCTAATTTTTTCTAAAGCTTTATAATCAAGCCTATATCTATTGACTGGATCTCCATATAAATTCTCTAGCGCACTAGCCTCCTTCGAGGTCAAGAAAAACTTTATCATTTCTTCAGAAATTGTCTGGTACATACTCTTTTCTAAAGCGAAAGCAAATTTAATTGGTAGTGTGTTTTTTGTAAATGCAATATCATCCGTTTGCGCCACGGTAATCATATTTGAATCATTTATATTTTCTGGCAATTGCTGCTTGTAAGCAGGAACATAATCTCTTAGAACAGAATCGTCACTATTTTCAGGAAAACCAAAACCTAGTGCATCATGATTTGTTTCCAAAAGACTTGCCAGATCCGGAGTTGTGTCCCATATTTGGCTTTTTTCATCTTGAATCTGAGTGTATGACGAGTCTTTTACTACAAATTGACCACTAGCGTCAGATCCTGTGACCGTATCGAACTCCCAATTTAACAATAATGTCTTCGCTCTTGGGGTTTCCAAATTTGCAGGCTGGGGGTTATCTCTAGTTGCAAATAAATATGCATTCCTATACGGGTTTTCTACTCCATATGATGTCGGATCTATGGCGTGACCTTTAAATTCTTCACTAGTTATATCGGTTGCCCAATATCTGCAAGATGTCACAAGCGCGTCTGAAGCCTCTAACAAAGTGCCACTGAAATTTGTTCTGTGTGCGCCAGCATAAAGCCTCTTTACTTGAGTCATAAATCTCAAACCAGCAGTGTTTGATATTGACCCCGTTGCCTTAAAACTATTGACAACCAAGTCGGATATTGCGGCGATTCCTTCGAATTCCACATCATATGTCATACGTGTAGCATCAGTTGATCCAGATATTGCAACGCCAACATTAGGATACCCATTTGGCTTAACCCTAACTGCAAAATTCCACCTAACATCTTCATACTGTCCCAGATAAAGACTGCTGGTTAGTTCCGGCAGTACGGAATTATGACTTTTTAAAATAAATTGAACGCTTTTGGAGTCTCTTTCATGAATCTGGTATGTGTCAGCTACAGCATAAACTTGAAAATTAGCATAATCATTGGGATCCCAAGTTGTGTCTCCAGATTGCAATTCTTCAGTGGTATTTGATATTTTCCCTGAATGCATACCAAACAGAGATGATGTGAGGTGCTCATAATATTTGTTATGAGCATTGGGCGCTCCGGGATCCGGTTTTTTTGGCAAAACAACCTCTGCCTCAACAGTCATCGCCAAAGTTCTGTCAAATCCAGCGCCTGTATCTTTACTCCCCGTTATGTATCCATAATTATTTGATTCGCTAGGGTTTTTATAGGAAAAAACAGTTGCCCCAAATCGCGTAACGTCATTAAAATCCGCATATGTTTTTCTTACTGTTTTATCGACGAAATTATTAGTTAGGGTGTATTCTGCGTTATCAGCATAAAAATTGATTTTATACACTTCATCATCGACACCAAAGCACCTAATTAAGTTTCTTATTGCCTTTTGCGTACCCTTTGATTTGTTAATAAAACTTAGATTGTTATAAACATTTTGATAAATATAGTTTTTAACGTCATAAAGTTTCTTTTCATATTCTCTATTATCATCCCTGTGTGATAAGGCTGATACCACATCAGTGTCAGCAAATATTTCTGGTGCTACAAAGCCTACGTTTTTTAATAGCTTAGAAGCATAGGGAAACGGCTTGGTGTGAGTATCTACACTACTACTGATGTATCTGTTCGTTTTGACCCTTTTCATTTCATCAATCTGAAGATGTAAGGTGTCGAAGTAACTTGCCATCACCTGCACAAGACCCAAAGTTGTATTTCGATTTTTTACAGAATCTTCTTCTTGAATCCAAGATGGAAGCGTCCTATACAGCATAGAAGGGTTTCTATAGTCCCATTCTTGTCCTTTTTTCATAGCGCTTGTCTTGTAAGAAGAGACTTCTGGGCTGTGGGGATATAAAATCGGATCTTTAAATTCTCTTTCGGCGGCTTCTGCCAAAACTATAGCTGATCCCGTGTTTCTGCGTGGGAAATGGCTGAAAACAGCAGAGGAAGTGGCATAATTAAGATACGTGCCGTTTGATACCCTGCCTGAATAATCCAATATAGTCTGATCTGCGTTCGGATCTCCGGTGATTCCCTCATTAAATTTAAAGTAAAATCCAAGATCTGTATTAGCAGTATCTGTGTTTGTTCCCGCCCCAACTTGCGTAAACCAATTTCTGCCTATTTCGTTTTCAGTTCTTGCTGTTTTCCAAAATCTAAATTCGTCAAAAGACGCGCTAATAGTACCGAAGCCTTCAAAAGTAGTTTGTGGTGTACCTAATGACAACGACGTCGCTTTAACATATTCTGTCGGAAAAGTCCGGTATGCGCCAATATTTGCATTAATGCTGCCTGTTGTATTGACTTCGGCAACAGAACTACCGGTAATTAAGTTATCTATAAGATCGCCATTAAGAAATGTCTTTACAATTAAGCCTTTGTCAGCAGATGAATTACCACTATTTTTAACAGTAACAGCAACATGATTCCAAGACCCAGCAGCTGGGTAGCCAACTGTAGCCACTGGCAAGAGAGGGACTCTCTCAGCGCCTGTCGTCCCAGAATGATATGTAAGGTGAAATAGGTGATTATCAATAAATGATCCCGGATGCCCGTATATGACTCGTCTTTCAAGAAGCATACGTCCGTAACTTGCGCTTCCGGGCTGAACACCGTTGGTGCCGGTGGGGTGTAAGGTTGAATTATCTCCATTCCAAGCGTCGAAAACAACATTATTGTAACCCCCCACAATCGGGTTGTGGGCATCTTTTATCCAAAACTCTATTGTATTTCCGGATGCGCCATCTATCGTGATGTTTTTTTCTCTTGTATTTGAGGAGTCAAAAAAATTAGCCTTATGTTCGGGCTTTTTAAAATCTACACCCTTGTCGAGTTCCTGATCATATATCGGAAGGGAGGCTTGATTTGGACCCCCCTTCACGCTAATGTAGTTGGGGTGGCTGGATAATATATACGTTTCGGTCCCAGATCCCGCATTGTTGCCAAATGCATTTTTGGAGGAGACATTGATACCAGCGAGATTTATAAACCCGTTTGTTCGTGGATATTCATTCTCAAGAATATAATTGTCTAAATAAGAAGATGACAAAGACCATTGAAGTTTTTCTTTTTTAGATCCGTCATATGGATAAGTCTTGTATATTCTCTCAACGGATGTTTTATAATATTGTTCGGCAGACCCATATTTTGCAAACTCAGCAGGTCTTGAAAAATTAACGGTTGGAACTACTCTATTTTTATTTTCTACTTCGTATTGAATATATTGCGCGGACTCTATTCTATCACCAAGGGAATCCAAGCTCGCCGAAGCCACAAATTTGGACATTGAAGTTCCTTGGGGATTTTGTTTTCCAAAAAGGGAACTTAATTTGCTATTTTTATCACCATATTTGCTCATTAATCTTCTACCCTAAATTTAAAAACCTCTGGCTGTTCAACATACGACCCGTTCGAATAGAAAACAAACTTTATTGTATATGCATATCCGCTCTCTAGCATCTTCATATGCAAATCAAAATAATTGCCGGACGAATCATATGATAATCTAGTAAACGATGATGCTGTTTCGATTGCTTCTGGTTGGATTAAAGATCCAGTTCCGTATGATACGACCTCTGTGCCGTCAACGATTCTGTCTATTCTATAGTAAGCATCCTCAATTATGGTGTTTTCTATTTCTGTGCTAGCCACAGTGTAAACTGTTGGATTCCAATCTCTTGATCTCACAAATAATCTAAATCTTGCCTTCTCACTTCTAGAATATGAAGATTTTAAATTTGTAATTCGAGATGTATATTTCGGATTGGGATTGAAATTTGATGCATTAAATGAAAGAATATCTATCGCTGAACCAGTATGATATTCTGTTCTACCATATTCAACTGCACTGCCAGAATTCCAAACTGGAAATACCGTTGTTATTGAAGAACTAACTGCTGGAAATACAACGCTAGCCGTATATATTCCTGTAGATATTTTGCCACCTAACGAGCTTGTCTGAAACCCGTCAACGGTAACTCCTCCACCAATTGCCAATGCTAAAGGATCCCCAGAAGGCGTTACATTTTGATCAGATCCAGAATGCAGGCTGACATGTATTAAATCACCGTGACCCAAAGTTGGTATATCTTTTAGTTGACCTCTAATATAATTGTATAAATATAATTTATTAAGATTGTCCTCTGCTGGCGCTAATGCACTGCTCATATAAAAATTGCCTGCATTGTCTTTTTCAGTGGAATCCCATCTTGCTTCAAGTACTGGTCTCTTGAAGAAGTATTCAGTTGATCTTGCAAAGAATTTTTTTGTATAATATGTCTGAGAGCCTGCTTCATAGCCCCCCGATAGCCTTATGCCAAAACCATTTCTAGCTAAACCAGAACCAGAGCCATGTAAAAACTTCTCTACCGCATATGTGACATCAACATTCAGATCTTCTGTCCCGTCTTCAAAGAGTTGGCTTGCTAAATATCTCGGGTCATCAGCTGCGTAATCTCCTCCGGGAGAATTCCACTTTGTGGTATTGGATGATGATAGCCAATTTGATCCAGTTAACAAATTGTATGTTTGGTCTGAATATTCTTCCATATCCAAACCGGTTCCCTCTTGCCAAGAACCCGATATTGGCTCAATGGTCAAATAAAACTTCTTTGGGACTGTAGATGCGTGTCGTGCATTATATAGTCTCAAAAACCACGACACTTTTCCGTTTTCAGGTATAACACTAGCGCTTCGGTCGCTTTCAATTGAATCAAAAGGAAAATTGATTAAAATTCTTGATTTTTCGGTTGATAAGCCAGATGAAGCGGATGTTTGCCCAACAATATAAAATGCCTCAAGGACGTCTGCTGCACCCATATTAGAGCCGGTCGATCTGCCTATTAAATTAGAACGAAATGCATCTGCAATTGTGTTGTCCGCGCTAGCCGTATATCTGTATAGTCCCATTATCTAACTGTCCCCACAATATCCGAATTTGGGTATTTTACCTCAAATACTACATCTTCCCTACCAAGTATCAGTCTGCCATCAGGAGAAGTATTTCCTTTAACATCATAAGAGAAAGTAGAATATAGCGAACCCCTCTTTCTGTTGATATCAACTGACACGACATCTAATACCCCGTCACAATTCTTCAATGTTTTGAATATGTCACTAACCCTCACAGGTTCTCCAATATCGTATTTATGATTAAGAATTTCAAATTTTATTTTATCAATTGCTGTTTGCAAAACTTCAAATTTATTCTTCTCTTCTTCTGCTATTATGTCTATTTTTATGCTAATATTTACAATTTTTGCATCTAATATGTCTATTGTATCATTTATCATTTTATAACTTGATAAGTGATTTTTTAAGTTTCTTTTTAAATTTTCTGTAGATCTTGCAAAATGCCCGCTACTGTTTTCAGAAATTACATATAAATTTAAATTTCTTTTAAAAGAATCATCATCTTGAACAATATTGCATCTCTTTACTGCGCCAAATTTAGGAGGCATATTGTATATTAAAGATTTGTAATCGGTTGCAGTTACTGCGCGATTTTGAGATGAGAACGCTCCGTAGGCTCTGTATTTTATTTCTTCCAATGTTGGCGTAGAAACACTGCCGATAATTGGTTTCTCATTCTCAAACTCTAATGAGGTTATGACAGATCGAACTTTATTTTGCGATAAGCTGCCAACATTTGCAAAGCTAAATTTTGGATCCGTTACATTATTTATCTGCCTGCTTCCGGCGTTAGTTCTGTTCGTACTGTTGGTCCTATATTCTACAGTCAAACTTGTGTTCGCTGGTGCTATACCCATCTTGTCTGTTTCCACCAAATTTGTTGGGTCAAAGCTTTCATCTACAATATAATCCTTCCCATTTACTTGCATAATTACTTTGCTAGGGTCACTTATGATCTCATTTGTTAAGTTCTTCTCCGATCCATATCCAAATTGTAGATAAAACTGATTTGACAATTGCTCAAAAACAAATCTTCTAGGAATTTTCTTAGGCTTCAATATTGATGGTACACTGTCGCTGTCGCTGTCCTTGTTGACAACTGGTACATATATTGTATCTTGTGTTAAATAATCCACTTCAAAATATTCGTTACCATTCAAGTCTCTGACCGAAATTATTTCAGATATATTCGTATCTGGTATTAATACTTTTCTGAATCTCTGGTAGGGTCCGATTTTCATTTGTTTTCTTTTTACCTCTCCAGAAATTATCTGACCTTTTGCTTTAATAGCATATCCGGTCGGAACACCCGTTGCAGAATCTACTGTTGCAACCACCACTTCATTACTAGGTAAAGAAAAGTCAACATCTTCGTTTAAAGTATAGGTAATGTTTCCAACTTTTGTTCCAAATATAGTTCCAGCCTTCAATATCGGAGCATAATCTAAGTCTGGCTGTATTCCATTAGATGAGGCAGGAACAACGATATAAAGGGTTAAGATGCCGCTAGCGACCGGATACCCTTTATATCTGTACCCCATTTGTCTAGCCAGCTTTATTACATTATTCGTCTCTATAGCGGACTCTAAAAAAGACTCATTTACATTGTAATCCATATAAAAAGATAATACATCACCAACATAAGAGACAGTATCTAACATAATTGAGCCAAATGATGCCTCATTGAAATCCTGATAGACATTGGGGTAATATCTTTTAACATGGGTTATTAAATCTTTTTTAATCGATTCAAAATCCCTACTGGTGTAATTAACTGGTACTATGTCTTTTTTTTCGAACGGCAATTGCTTATCTCCTCAAAATTAAATAGTTTATTATTGATTATTCGTTACATTTATATTAAGAATATCAACAACGGAAACTGAATTTATTGCATATTCAACAGAAATATAAACCCTGTTGAAATCAGGGGGACTGAAATCTTCTCCTGATTCTATTCTTATATTCCTAAGTGTCAAAAACGGCATATAAGTTGATACTTGCTGTTGTATATCAAAAGATATTTTGGTTCTTAGCTGCGGGGTGTAGTTTTCAAATAAATACTTTTTCAAACCAACACCGAATTGCGGATCCATCATTCTTTCACCGGGGGCGGTTAATAAAAGGCATTTAAAATTTTGCTTTGTTGCCTGCTTGATAGTAACAAGCATATTATAGCCGCCGTTTGGCGAAAATGATAACGGCAATCTAGGTGCGAGCGTAGATACTCTTGACATTTATTTTACTCCTTATTTATCCTTTAGATAATCCCATTTTTTGGCGTTTTCTATAGACTTTATAGAGGATATTAAATTAATCTTTGTGCTAGCCAATGCTGATTGTAAAGTTGGATTATTGTAAGACACCACTTGTACACCAAATATTGAAGCATACATCAACATATCCTCCACTGGGAAACAAAACTCTCTTAAAGCTTTGTACTCCTCAGTTTTAAATATGTCTGAGTTTAATTTGTTCCACTCTGATTTGTAGTCAAATCCGTCTTCATAGAGTGTTTGCCCCTCTTCAGTCAACAAATAAGACATCAATGTAGACGGGGGCATTTCTGTTTCTACGGAACAGAATGGAATTACTATTGAATAGGAAAACGGGTCTTCCACGTCGGGGGCTTGGTCAGTCAGCCTTAAATTCAAAGCACCATTTGTGGCGTCATAAATGGGACTAGCTCCATCGGGACAAATTAAAGAATTGTCATATTTGGCAATAGTTTTGCCCGATGACATCTCAGTGCTTGTGAGATTACTTGTTGTGCTTGTGTAAGCATCAAAAATTTTTTGGGCGCATTTTCCTACTCGGTTGGTGGCTGAAAACCCCGGAGAATTTTCTGATCCTTTATAGTCCACCGCCACCCCATAGCATAATCTAGACCCCACTTTGACGCTCGAAAAAACAGAGGATATGCTGAAATCGTTGCCTATGTCTGGGATGTCTCCATAGGCTTGATTTTGGTCTTGACCATAGATCAATGATGCAATTAATTTGTGAAAAGTTTTTTCGCTAACTACCCTTTTTTCGTGAGGACTTCTGTTTTTAAAATTAGAATTAGAATTGGTGCCACCCTCTTCTAAGTAAAAGTAATTTTGTATAAAAAATTTACCCCTAGTAAACATAGATGAGTTAGCTAACAAAGAGAAAGATTCATCGTCTAGTGGGTTTCCTGAATTGGTGGATTGATTGTAAAGAGCACCTGTAATCGTGTCCCCATTTGTTACGTAGCTTTTGCCCGTATATTGTGTATATTCCAAACCGCCCTCTACGGCACTCCACGATACACCCGCAATGTCATGTACTGGGCGTGAATAATCGAAGGACCCGAACAGGGCATCAAGGTTTGCCGCAAATGCGGCTGACTGATCTTCTCCGAACACATCACTTGCAAAAACCTCATAAACACTCATAAAATTTTTATCTATATAATATTCAACACTCCAGTCAGTATTTGATTTATCAATTGATGCATATTCGCTTTGAGTGATTTCACCCTTTTCTCTTAGGAATTCAACCACTTCTTTGCACAATTGTGCAAACCTTTCATACCTTAAAGTCTCCTGAGAGAGGATATAAGCGGTTGTAGGTTCTAAACCGAGAGAGTCGGTCAGAAAGTCGAGGCTTTGAATGTAGCTTGAATCCTCTGCGGTGCCCAAATCAACCTTTATCAATTCTTTAATATATTTTGCAGCTAATTTAAAATTGCCTCCAGACTCTAAAGAACTAAACCCAAATACTTCATAAAAAGGCATAGCCCTTGCAAGATACTCCATTATATAAGCTCTATGGTATATGTGAAAAACCCCCGCTAATAATGCATATTGTTTTTTTCCAATAGCCGTATCGTTGGGGTTATCATAGTCAGCCAAATCATATTGGTCCATTATCATTTGCTTGGCTTGGTCGTATTGTAGAATTTTATTTATAGTCATATTATTTGAAATTGCTTTCGAATATTCCTTCAACGACTTGGTTCCGTCTGTTCCAGTCCAGCGAGTAGCCACTAAGTTCATAATAGATTCTAACATTTCTGAAAACATATTGTGATACAAGTTTTCATATGAGGTCGAGTTTTCAAAATTTGCATATGAATTTCTATGTAAAAAATATGCCAGAGCGGTTCCGTCAAGATTCCCCGAAGAGGATGGGTACTTATCTGTATAATATTTTCTTATTAATTCATAAAACACAGACTGTTGCTTTGAAAAAGAAAATTCAGACTCAGCTATAATATCATTTAATTTTTGGCTTGAATCAATAGCATTCTGTATTGTGTTTCCGATTGGAATAGCAGTATTTGATACTTTTAGCGAGGGGACGTACTTGTCATTAACAAACGTGTTAATTATTTGCATTCTTCCATCCGTAAACAAATACAACTCCGGAGAATTTGCAAACAGATATTGATTCGCATATAAATTAGTAGAAAAACTCAATGCAGCCGCGTCATCAAATTGATGCGAGGAAAAATAATTCGGCGCGGAGTTGGTGGCAGTTTCAGGGCTTTCTTTTATTCCCATCATTAACTCGACCCCCTTTGTACCGTATTTTTCAGTAAAATATTCAGCCATATCCATCCTTGCAGAAATTAAAGCTGGCATCATTATAGTTTGAGAAACTTTTGATATTACAAAATCTTGTGATTTTGGCTTGACATCTTCTGAAGAAAGAATGCCCTTAACTGGTCCATCGTTAAACAACGAAGGAACATGTTTGTCATCTTCCCCCTTGGATTCCCGCAGAAGATTGACTATTCTTTTATATTTAATAGCCGAATCATACACTTCCTTATAGACGCTTCTAGCTATAGTTTTTGGACCGGGACATTTTTCTTCCATTTGGCTTTTTAATTCTTGTACAACATCGATGCACATTTCGGGATTTTCATAAGTCTCAATTATGTCACTTCGCACTTGCTCAATTACGTCTTCAGATAAGTTCTCCCCCAAGCATACAAAAAAGCTCTCTATTTTCGAGGTCGTGTCCAAGGTGTATGTTATGGTCTGATATTGCTCATCAGATTCTGACATTTCATGAATTTCTTTTAGAAGAGAATACGCAGCATTTCCCCTAAACAAGCTCAACAGCTCGAATGGACTGATCATTTCTGATATTGAATCCATAAAAGAAACTGCTGTAAGGGGGTTAATGAGCGAAGGGTCGTTGTTTTCGTCATATTCTGCGTCATTTGGCATCAAGCTTGTAAATCCTTGTACTGGAATTCCGCAAATTGTAAATATTTCAGCCAATCTTTCTCTATACACCTCATCGTCAAAAACACCTATCGAATCTTTCATAAGATTATTAAGATTCTCACCTCCATAATTTTTTAAAACTGCTATGTCCGCTGAAACATTAGGCTCCGACAGTCGTGGGGAATCGAGCAAATCTGATGGTGAATCACAGCCTTGGGCGGCTGAACTTGTGTTCTTCTCCAACAATGTTTCGAGCAAGTATAATATAAATTGAAGTATTAGCTGGGTCAAAACCCGCTCAAAAATCTCCATTAACGATGCCAACAATGTGTCTAAAAGGTTGAACGTCGGTATCCTGAGTGTGAAAGATGGTATTTCGAAATTGAAATCAAAAGATGAATCTGGGGCGCTAAGGGCGACACCACCAACATTGGGCCAAGAAGAGTCCATCCCCACGCCACCTCCATACAACAAATCTCCAAATCCTCCAAAATCAACTCCCGTCAGGTCGCCAAAGGCTGCCTCCCAATCTTCGCCTTGCAAATCTAATCCTTGTGCATTTAACAGTGGATTTGAAGCAAACCACTCTCCTCCGGGGGGAATGCCAAAAGAACCCATAGACGGTGCGAGGTCTGCTGATCCCAGTGAACCACCAAGACCTCCGAAATCTGGCGCTGATAGATCGCCCAGTTTTCGATTTTGCCAACTCGGAGATAGGGCAGTTGACGAAGCGTAATAGTTGCCAATCGCAGCGAAGAGTTTTTCAAAATTTATAAATTTTAATACATAATTGTACAAATCGTCTAATCCGCCATTTCTCAATCTCCAACTCAGAGAATCAAGAAGGTCGGGGGATGAAAACATATCTCCACTGAATATGCTAAGTGAGTCTCTAAAATTTACAGCTTCAAGCTTAAAGTCGAATTTTGGGTTCGTGCCATCACCTAAATTAAACGCCGAATTGTTGAAGCCAAAAGAACCAATATCTAGGTCTGGATTTACATTTAATCTGGAATTCAAATTTAAAGAAATATTTTTCAAAGAAGCTTGCAAATCTAATGGCGATATATTTAAATCAAACTGACCATATTGTGATACTTGCTTGTTTTTTACTCTGCTAGATGGCGAATTTTTCTCGTTCCACTCAATATTGACGACCGGACTTATTATATAAGTTTTTAAAAAACCCACTAAAGACAGACTAGGGTTGCACAATTCTCTATGTCTTAGAAACAACAAACTAGTTCTGGGGCTGTTAAATGGATAGGTGGTTTTTAAAGTATGAAGAGAGTTCGAAAGAGATTTAGATGAATATTCTACGCTGTTAATAGAAAAATCAGGATTAAATCTAAATTTTATGATACCGCCAACAGAACGATTTTTTTTGCTATTACTCAGGGAGTCTGTGCTTGGATAATTTATATTATTTTCATTTAATAAAAACTTTACCTTTGATTTTGTATCTTTGAGTGCTTTAATTTCTTTTTCAAAATTAAATTTTTTAACTACAAAATCAGCAGTCATATATTGTTTATAATATTTTTTTAAACATTCAACTGCCCTGTCGATAGATGCGTCAAAAGAATTTATTGGGATACTTATTTCAAGTTCAGACCAATTTAATACCTCCTCAGTCATTGGATAATCATCATCATAAGAGGAAGTGGATTTTTGCACTGTTTTTAAAAATTCTATATATATGGCTGGTATTTTTACAAAAACCTGCAATCTGGAGTGTGGTCTTGTAGAAATATACCAATCGACTATTTTTGTTGCCAATAAGCCATTTTTAAAATAACTCATACCATAGTCTTCACTATCCAAATCAATATTAAAGTGTCTATAAATTTGCTTAATCGCATTTTCTGTGGCTTCAGACTTCATCTCATCTGTTAGCCCCTCTGCCACGCATGTGTGCGGAATCCTTGCGTTGATCCAATAATCACCGTATTCCCTATCATAATACGGTGATTCCATTTTCGTCCATTCTGGCTTGAGAACTTGAGCCATTGGAGATAATTTTTCTAAAGTTATTGGTAGTTTTTCTAAAACTTTGCTTTGATGGGCTGACTTTGCAACAACTGTTGCGATTGGAACATAAAAAATTCCCCCTTTGGCTTCAATGGAATTTTCGTCTAAAGGATCCGAAAGTGCTGGCATTTTTATTAAGCTGTAATCATCTTCTTTTCCGGTTCCAAGGACCCACTCTCTAACAAGATCTACTTCGTTCGGCACTATTAAAGGGAGTGCGCCTCCGGAATTTTCCTGTTTTAATTCTGCACTTGTATATCCAACAATTGGAGAATTTACAGACGGATATAATCTGAGGGGTATTTTATCCTTATATTTATTGGTGAATTTTAATTTGTGCTTATGAGTGCTTGCCATATTTGTATTCCAAGTTAAATTTGTATTTTTGTATTAATTGGTATTGTTGAATTTACTAATTATATACTTTGATCCTCCCGGCTTTAAATAATCAATTTCGCTAGTAATACTATTTGCAGTATGCGAGGCGTGAGAGGGAAAATCAAGAGCAGCAATTTGTGCCGCATCCGCAGTTGCAGCTATACCCAATTCTACTGATGGAATTGCAATAAGAGCAGCAGGTGGTAGAGGCATCACTAGATGTGTGTGTGCAACCAAAGCCGCATCTAAAGCAACCTGCTTTGTGGCTAAAGAATTGACCATTCCATTTATCCTCCGGATGTCCTCTACTATAATCCTCAAAATTTCTAAAAGATTATTGCCCTTTACTAATGGCTGCAAATCCGAGTCATCGTTTCCTGCTATCAAATCTATACCTTTTGTTGATAATATATCGCCGCCTAAAGAATTTTTATTATCAGTTTGAGTAACAATCTTTACTCCCTCTCTACCGACTATTCTAACACTATCTGCTTTAATTCCTATACCAGATCTGGTGATTGAATTACCAACGACTCCATCAGCAATATTAAAATTCTTATCAACATCTGTTTTTTGACTTATGTGAATTCTTGCAGCATCTTTTTCAAAATCTGGATCTACAAAGATCTTCTTGTTTTCTTTAGTGACCACCGCAGGATTAGCAGACATTCTCCCAACAACTATATCAATAGACCCAGCCTGTGTGTCACCTCTGCCTCCATATCCAGATAAAAGTGTTGATGGTCTATCTCTTCCCGCAACAATTTGAACATTGTTTTGACCATTAGCGACAACATCTTCACAAGGAGCTTTACGAAAGTTTGGTATGGGCTCTAGCTTTTTATCACATCCAATTCCCTCCAAAGATAACTTTTCTTCCTTGGTCGCCGCATCCATACTCTGCTTGACTTTTGGATCCAAATTTGATAAATCATTAGGTTTTTTAATACAATTTGACATTTTAAATCCTATACCCCCGCTTAAGTAAATATGTATTCGTTGAATTCTTCGTCAGATGTTCTTCTGCCTGTCTCGATGCTCTCTTCTACAATATACATACAATACTTAAATCTCACTCCCTGAACTATTGCGCCAGTTTTAGAATTTGCAAAATCATTACCCGAAAACCAATTGACTCTAGGTACCTGCACTTCCCACCTCCAAGGATAGAACTCATTCGGATATATGCCAAATAAATAAGCATGATTCACCAACCATTGCCAAGATAGAAGGTTTTTATAATATTCAAAGGGCGGATATTCTTCATCGGACTCTGCGGATTCTGGGGCGGAAAAGCCATTATTTCCCATAGTAAATACAAGACCCGTTTCGTATGCAGAGTGAAATGGGTTGTATTTTTTTCCCTCTTTTAAGGATCCATATTTATCGACCATCTTATCAGTATAATACTCGTAATCGTCTTTGTATTTGTGCCTTGACCACCCTTTTGATATCCTAAATATACCACGGATATCGTTATCTCTTAGTTCGTTTTCTGTTAAATTATTTATATACCTGAGCCAATAATAGTTCATAGCTTCGAATCTTTTAGCTGCTAAAATATGCAATTTTTGATTCTGAATTTTCTTGCGATATACAGTTGGAACATTGACTAAATTTTCAGAGCGCCTATGCATCATTCCGTATGAATAGGGTCTAACCCTATTGGTTCTTAACATTTTTGGATCACCTTGAAAACTCCAATTATCCGGTTTAATTTTAACATCGGGGACCATTTCAACATTGGTAGCCACTTTGTATATACCCCTATTGAGTATTCTAGAGTTTGTATCGACCACATCCCCTTCTATGTTTATAATTCTTTTTGTTATGCCTCCCAAAGTTGTTCTTGGTGGCAAAAGAAAGCCGCCCTTAGAGCTATAAAAGTTAGCTCCCTGTTTTGTCAGCGCAGGGTTGTTTCCTCTACGTACAACTGGAACTTGTCCATATCTTGGATGATACACCGTGTTTCCCTGATTCCAATCTTGTCCGGGCTCCAGTATGATTGGATCCACACCATCTCCGTCGTCCGCAAAGGGACCAAGCGGTCCCCACAGTTCGTCCCCAAGCCACTTGTGACCGTTTCTTTGCCTTTTTGCATGACCCTGAGAAAATCTAGTTAAAATTTCTAAAGCCTTTTCACTTCCTTCGTTTGCTCTTTTTATATAAACACTCTTGTATCCAGCAGCAAGGAAAGACCAGTGAAGCTTCTCTAGACACTGTGCTGCGGTTAGATTTTGATTGTACGCCCTGTCCTTATAATATTTCAAAACAACCAATGCCCACCTATCAGCAGTAACTCTAGGATCGTGACAGTCATAATACCCTTTTACTTTAGCGCCAACTCTAGTAGGGGGCGGTGGATCGGCATTGGCTAAGGCTGTGTCTCCTCCGTGAAGACCTGCCAAGTATGATACATCCCTAGCAATGATCTGCCCATTGGCATCAATGTCTGGCAATATTGTTGCACCTTCGGTCCACCCTATCATATCTTTTATTTCGCTTGGTAATTTAGCGCAAGCACCCTTTATATAAGCCATATTTTTAGGCTCGCCCATACCACCAGTATTCGTAATTGCAAAAAGCCCAAACCCCGGACCATAATTAGGATATGGCTCATCTTTATTTTCTGTAGCTTTTGTGTTTATACCACTTTCCCCACCCGATTGTACCAACGCTGCCGCAGTCCAAGCAGCGGTCCACCCAAATGCTTGTGTGAATCTATCAAAAATATAATACGCACTTGTTAATCTATCGGGATGTTCCGACATCTTATGACCGGTTTGTGCTCTAAAGCTTGAAAGCTTTTCCCTCACTGCCGCTACTGTAGGTGGTGTTCCATCAGGTAAAGTTCCCGGTCCACTGTAATTAAATGGAGGATTTCCATTAAAATTTCCCGCGCCGGGGGCACCTCCGGGGGGCATTAACCCAACGTTTGTAAATGAAGCGCCAGCTCCGGTGCCCATACGGACTGTGTTTATAGACGCCTTAGTATAATCAAGTGGCTTTAAATATATTCCACCTGTTTGGGTTTTTCTGTCAACAAAATCAACCCACACCAAGGATCCCTTTTGTGGAGTAAAGGTGCTAACATCGGTATCCCTACAAGAGAATACAGGATACATTTTTATTATGGAGTGATCTGTCATAGCTCCCAATCCACGATTAAGGATATCCCAAGCAGTTTGGAAAACTCCTTCGTCGGGGAGCTTTTTGGGAACTGGAAGATGAGCATGTAGCTCTGGAATTCTTACCCTTAAGGTCAACAGGGGAATAATTTCCGCTTCCCCACTGGATGCGACAGTCTGCGCCCTTTCAACCCAGTTTTTTTCTGTTGGGACTGGCTGAGTTTCATTAGATTCAATTCTTAAAACTATTCCCAAATAAGGACCTGTTTTTTCCAAAAGATCAGCTTCGATATGTGCATTAACAAGTTTATTAATCTGCTGGAATCCATTGGGAGTCCTATTGTCTGATGGGGGAGCATCTTTAATACCGGAATCAAATATTGGATTTAAATCACCAAACTTTGCGTTTAAATATATGTATTCGCTTCCCTCTGCTGTGTTGGGCACAGAGCCTTCATTCACCGTATTGTCGGCATTATTTTCCCCACCGGAGCCTCTGGAATTCCTCATTACCCAGCCTCCTTGCGATTAATCAAATCAAATAAATCTTCTTTATCTTGACTTGAAAGCTCTTCGGACCCTGAGCTATTTTTTTGTATGAGGTTGCTTACTTTTACCAATTGCTCATTAGAGCGTTGAAGTGTTTCTACGTATTTCGCGGCGATGGTTCCGACAGACTCTTTCCTGTCCTCATCCTTTTTCATATACTCCAGCAACTCCATTAACAGAGTCGTGGTGATAGCGCGATCACTCCTGATGTTTTTTATTGCTTCTTCGATATATGATTCTAAGTCTTTCATAACATTTGTAAATAGTTTAAAATCATATTTCTCCTCTATTCCACTTCTTTTTAAAAACCCTGTACCTGACTCTCATCTTATTTAGATTATTGACAACCTGCTTTGTGTTAAGACCTGTTATTTCTCTAATATAAAGATATATTGCTTTTTTGTTGTATATCTCTATGGTATCGGGGGAGTCCAACAATATTTTAATTGCCTCATACACCTTCTGCTCATTAGGCTTCATATTGATGTTTTTTTCCCACAAGTTAATCTCTTCCCACAAACTTCTCCAAAATTCCATCTCTTCTCTTTTTTGGTGGTATTCGTTTTCTACAGTTATATTGGAGATATCAGAAGTTTTAGATATTTGATCTAATTGTACTTCCCTTTTGTTACTTTGGTTTGTTTTCCTAACTTTATGAATAAACCAGTTTTTAGTTATGACGGAAAAATAAGAAAAAGCTTTAGACCCTTTATTTGGATCATATTTGTCCAATATTGTTGTTAACCATATTTTACATTCGTCTCTAAGTACTTCTATGTTTGGCAGGTTTGTGAATCTATAAGTATAAATTATCTTATTGACCATTTCGCTGAATGCTGGCTCGATCCACTGAATATAAAGCTCTGTTCTAACTTTTATATCATCAGTTCTCGAATACTGCACAATTGCATTCTCGTGATCTTTAGTAAAGTATAAATTCTTTTTCTTGCTCATATTATTCTACTTCTGTTTCTTCAACTTCGTCGAGCCTATCTTCTACAAGATTATATACATCGCTAAACTCTTTTACATGATCTATTATCTGTCTAGAGTGAACAATTAAATTCTTAATACTTGGCTCCCCATAATACATTTCCATTTCATATAATTGCTGTAAATGGTTTTGATACGAAGCTAAATCCTCGACCAAACTACCCATATTGCCCGATACCGATAACAATTTGGCTAGCATTTTTCTTATGTACCATAACAAAAGAATATTTAATGCAACAGAAAAAATTAGAAAAAATATAAGCAAGCTCATTTTATTTCCCTCTTGGACTCTTTTTTATCACTTTCAAGTTGCATTCTTGCCTCTTCGATATGCTGCTTAACAACAGAACCCGCATTTCTTGACTTAACGTAAGTGGGCATTGAAGGCACCCTCGTTAAACAATCTTCTTTTCCGCACAATGCACACACTGTTTCAATGCTTTTCATCGAATGAAATGCTTCAAAATGCTCATCGCATTCTTCGCAATGATAACAATAGGTTGGCATACTATTCCTCTGTATCCCCAACTTCTTCAACTCCCATCTTAACCAAGGGAGGATTTTTTACAAAAAGCTCGGCTTCTTCCCCTTCTTCCTCGGAAGCAGCAACAAAGTCAAACCCTTTAAGGACTGGTACTATGTCGCTTTGTTCTAAAAGACTCTTTTGCAGAGCCATCATAACGGCTCCAACAGCCTGATCTGATAAATTCATTTTATTTTTCTCCTATTTGTTTTTTAAAATATTCTAAGTCCGATTCAAACATCATCTTAGCCAAGCCCTCAAAGGTTACCTCTGGTTCCCATCCCAACTTTTCTTTTGCTTTTGATGCATCCCCAAGGAGATATGGCACCTCCTGCGGTCTGAAGAACCTTGGATCAATTTCTACATATTTACTAGCGTCTCCCAGACCCGCTTGATCAAAAACAGCATCCAAGAATTCTTTTACAGAGTGAGTCTCTCCAGTAGCAATTACATAATCGTCAGCCTCTTCTTGTTGTAGCATTAGCCACATTAACCTAACATAGTCTCCGGCAAAGCCCCAATCTCTTTTTGCGTCCAAGTTGCCTAAAAATAATTTATCTTGCAAACCCAACTTAATCCTAGCGGCTGCCATAGTAATCTTTCTAGTAACAAAAGTTTCGCCCCTGCGGGGTGATTCGTGATTAAATAGAATACCGCTACACGCATATTGACCATATGACATTCTGTAATTTCTTACAAGGTTATGGGCGAAAACTTTAGCGCAAGCATAGGGGCTTGCTGGCATTAGCCTAGACTCTTCGTTAAAGGGATAATTCGGATTATCCCCATACATCTCTGATGAAGACGCTTGATATACTTTGCATTCCGGTACTAATTCCTTAGCAGCATTTAGCAAGCGAAGAGTACCAAGTGCAATACCATCAACTGTATGTTCGGGAATATCAAACGAAACGCGAACATGTGATTGTGCTGCTAAATTATATATTTCGTCTGGCTTGTATTTATTAATAAGTGACCATATGCTGCCGGAATCATTCAAATCATAGTACTTCATTTTAAAGTTTTTATTTTCTATAATTTGATCGACCCTATCCGTACATATAATTGACGTTCTTCTTTTTAGACCAATGACATTGTAGCCTTTTTCCAATAATAATTCTGCCAGATACGACCCGTCCTGTCCTGTAATACCGGTTATTATTGCTGTTTTCACTTAACACCTCTAACGTTAGGATAATTTATTTTAAACCATTCACAAGTTTTTTTTAAGCCTTCTTCTAAAGATGTGTAATCTTTCTTTTTCCAACCCAAATCAAGAAGTTTTTGGTTGCTGCTTGGCTTTCTAAATTGACCCGATGGTTTATCCAATTGCCACACAACGTCTCCTTTGTATTCTAATAAATCACATATAATCTCAACCACTTGCTTTATTGAATATTCTTCAGTGTTGCCGATGTTTATGGGGTCTGGATCTTCGTAATGGTTTAGGAGAAAAATCAATATTTTTGCCACATCTTCTGAATACGTGAATTCCCTTAGCGGCTTTCCATCTCCCCAACATTGAATGTATTTTTGATTATTTATTTTTGCCTCCCAAACTTTTCTTATCAAAGCTGGTATTACATGACTGTTTTCTAAATCAAAATTATCATTTTCTCCATAAAGATTGTTGGGTATAGCTGTTATAAAATTGCAACCATATTGCTGGCGATATGCCCTAGACATAACATCGACCATTCTTTTTGCATATGCATACCCATAATTTGAATCGTGTGGCGGTCCCAAATGTAGTTGTTCTTCTGTCAGTGGATAATTTACATATGGGAAGTCCGGATAAACACAAGTTGATAAAAGTGAAACAACTTTTTTCGCCCCGCCTTTGTGTGCATAGTCTAATATCGTTTTATTTATAGTAGAATTTTCTTGAAAAAAATCGGACATATAATCCATATTCGCCTTCACGCCACCCACTCTAGCCGCAAGATGTATTACAGATTTTTCTGCTATGCTGTAGTTTAAGTTATGAAACTTTTCCCTTGTTATATACTCTGCGTGTGGTAATATATTTTTAAAAGCAGAGCCCACCATACCGGTTCCGCCCGTAATTATAAACACTTCTTCATTCATCAATATTATTTCCCATCATATTCATTTAGCGAATCGCATAGATATTGCACCTCACTTTCAGTCATAAAAGGATGGATGGGCAAACTAACCATATGTTGTGCATTTTTTATAGCCTTCTCATTTGGCTCGTCAACTATGTGAATATACGGCTCCATCTCTTCTATGCATATTTTGTAGTGTATTCCCCAATCAATATTTTTTGATTGCAAAAATGAAATAAAATGCTCTCTATCTTCTACTATAACCGGATATACGTGATGCGTTGGCAGGCAATTATCCGGCGTTGATGGCAGTTTTATCAAAGGATTGTTAATTAATTTTTCATATTTGCCCACCACATCTCTTCTGTTTTGGTTCCACTCTTCAATGTGTTTAATTTTTTCATTAAGTATAATTGCCTGAATAGTGTCTAACCTATGATTACCGCCCCTGATATCATGGACGTGCTTCTCTACAGATCCTAAATTCCTTAACTTTAAAAGCCTTTTGTATAGCTCTTCGTCATTAGTGGTTATAATTCCCGCATCTCCTGCCGCACCAAGGTTCTTTCCGGGGTACAAAGAAAAAGCTGAAATATCTCCAAAAGATCCAACAACTTGTCCAGCGTGTTTTGTGCCGTGAGCCTGAGAGGAGTCTTCTAATATTTTGCACCCCCAATCTTTAGCGATTTTGCATATAGCAGTCATATCACAGGAGTAACCATACAAATGCACAGGGACAATAACCATATCATCATAGAGTGCCCTATTGTTAGCTACGAAGGTTTCCAGAATGCCTACGTCCATTTGAAAGTTTTCATCACAATCAATGAGTTCGCACCAAGCGTTTGGGTAAGCCTGCTCTATGCCCCCCAGTGTGGCAACAAAAGTTAGCGCTGGTATCACAAAACAGCTTTTTGATCCATCAGTTATACCTTGCTTGTTAAGATTTAATGCTTGGGCTGACAATTTTAGGGCGTCTGTTCCATTCGATACACCAACAGCGTATTTGCACCCCACGTATTTAGCAAAGCTATCTTCAAACTGGCTTACTTCCTCTCCTAAAATAAAATTCGAACGCTCAAAAAGCCTATCGATACCTTTTGTGCTCTCTTCTTTAATAACTTGCCATTGTGCGTTTAAATCATTAAATTTTACTTTCATTCTCTAAAATCCTTATTGTGTCTAAAGTTATCTTTTTTTGCTGTCGCTTATTAAACTTGCCGCTGATAAACTGGCTTATACTGGTGTGTAATGGTGAGTGTTCGGGTACCTGAACATTGTCAAAGCCATCAATCACGGTCTTTTCATTATCATCCCAATAAACAAAACCATCATCAAATTCTAAGGTATACATCCTATCTTTTTTGCCAAATTCCCAACTCGCATTTACCTGTAGGTTTGTTTTTTCAAAGGATATTATACCAACAACACTGTCATTTTGTAAAGAATTAATATTTCTTTTAAAATCAACCCACTTAATATCGGCAGGATATTCCTCCAGCAGATAAGACGCTATAGATATATCATGGCTAGATAAATCCCATCGAGCAGATACATCAGTCCTCTCAGGACCATAATTCAGTCGATTGGCTATTATGTTTTTTGGCTTTCCTCTTTTTTTAATAATTTCTTTTAACGCCTCAACACAAGGATTATAAATAAATATCCAATCAACAAACAGCTTTGCCCCAGATTTTTCTGCCTCTAAATATAACTCGGATGATGATTTCTCACAGAGCGTCAATGGCTTTTCACAAAAAACATTCACCCCTTTTGATAAAAAATGTTTACATATTTCATAATGAGTTTTTGGAGGAGTTACGATAAACACAAAATCACATTTTAAATCTTTGTAAGACTGCACTATTCTATATTTAGTTCCCCCTATTTGGCTCCAATCAATTTTTTGCTTTTCACATATTGTTATGTCCTTGTATCCAAGATCAACTAAATTTTTTAGTAATATTTTTCCCCAATACCCAAGACCAACTATACCTATTTTCATATTATCTAGCTCCATTTTCTGATTTAGTAAAGTACCTTCTGTCGCCCAAAAAAACATTTTTTGTTGAATCATAATAAAGAGATTCGCTATCATCTTGTAGTCTGGGGACTATTTTGCCAAACAGTGGCGCGGTTTGCTCGAATAAAACATACCCATAATTTAAAGCCCTTAGATACACATCTTTTACCTCATCAATATCGGGATATATGCTATATTTTATTTGTCCAATAATCGGACCATCATCTATTCCGGGCGTTATCTCGTGTATTGTAACACCGTGTTCTTTTTCGTTATTTTTCAAAGCCCAGTTAATTGGAGAGACGCCCCTATATCTTGGCAAAGGCGAGTTGTGTAAATTTATAATTTTTCCACAAGAGTCTATAAAGTCTTTTTTAAATATCTTATCATAAAACACAGACATAGCTAGGTCTGGAGCAAAGTCCAAATCTCTGTAATTGCCTGATGTTATAATTTTTATATTTTTTAATTTTGCCCACTCACTCAAAGAATCTGTCCAAGATGGCTCTGGCAATACCGGAACTACACAGGACAATTCATATTCCTTTGATTTCAAAAACCATTCACATATCTTTACGCACAGGGATCCCTTGCCTAAAACAACTACTTTTTTCATATTTTATTTGCCTCTCTCAATATCATATCTTGCCAATAATTAAAATCAAGATATTTTCCGTTGCCATGGCTATGTTTCATCTTTTTCTTAGCATCATTAATTCTCTTTTGCAAATCATTTTTATTTTCACAAAACAATTCAGATAAATTTTCTATGAGCACGGTTGGGAACATATGATGTAAGTTTTCGTGCATTTTTGCATTAAAAGTTAATGGAACTCTGGAAAGATAAAGAGATTCATATATCCTAAGATTGTCACCACTGTCATTGCCTTGGGGGCACAAAACAGCTTCATGATCTAGGATTTCTTCGACGTATTTGCTATACGGAATACCAGCAGCAAATCGTTCAGAGTCCACAGGGCGTGGATTGTCTGAAGTCTCTTCACTGCTACCGTGGGGGGCACACCAAGTTATATGTGGCTGAATTAAAGCCATTTGTTTGACCTGATTTCTGTGAAAAAAGTTAGTCCATAATCTAAAATTGGCGTAAATAAACTTAGATGGTTCCCCGGTTGGAAAGGTTGATAGGGTGGATTTTTTCTCGGCTCCTTCTGGAAAACCTTGACAATATGAGTATGCTCCCTTGTTTATTGTCTCCGATATTTCAATGCCCAAAGGAATTGGCACAATAATATCACCCCACAAATCTTTATCAATATGGCAATTTGAAAAGAATGCCTTTTTAACGTTTTTTGGTAATATATCAAGATGCTGATTGTACATACAACAATCACTTCCGGCAACAATCAACACAACATCGTGTTTTTTATATGGAATAACTTCTTTGCAAACATATTCATAGTTGCCGGGGTACTCTGGAGAGTGTTTGCAGTAGATGATCTTCTCACCATCGTGGAGTTTTAAATATTCGTTAATTTGTATCAGTTTCATATACCAAACTTTTCCTTATATTTGCCAAATTTATGAAACAACTCCCTTTCAATATCAGGAGACATTGATTTATTATATGATCCCTCAAGAATATTTTTAAGACCATTTGTGCTACTCTTTTCATTCAAAATTTTTATAGAACTTAACATTAATTTTTGTTCCAAATTTTGTATTCTAATTTGAAGGTCTAAAAGTGTGTCGTCTTTATAAACTTTAATTAATTCTTTTTCAACCAACAAGCCCCTATCTATTTTTTCATTAATTAAATGAGTCGTAACGCCTTGAGGCATATTCTTAATAATAGCCCACTTAATTGTGTCGAGACCTCTATTTTCAGGCAATATTCCGGGATGCATGTTTAAGACGCCCTTTTTAAAGCCCCTAAAAGCTATTGGCTTTAGTATTCTTGCTCCCAGAATTATCCCCAAATCCAAACCCCTTTCTTTCGTAATGTTATAAACTTCTTCAGAATTATGAGTGACAATTTTATAATCTATTTTATAGTGGCTAGCTATATCTTTAGGGTGAACAAGATGTAAATCTTTTGGGCTGGTTCTAATTTTAGATTTATAAAAATTGAGATTTACGCGATCCGCTGCAAATATAACTTCAGGCTTTACCCCTGAAATTGCCAAATTAGTAATCCCTTGTTGTGTTTTCCAGTGAGAAAAATTATATGCAAAAATCCCGATTTTCATTAGTAATACCTTACATCTAAATTTGATTTTTTATATATATCATCAATTAACTTTAAAGATGGATAAGATTTTTCTATCGTAAATTTAGACAAATTTTCATATAATTCAGTATGGTTAGGACACGACCCGGCGTATGATCCATATGAATTTGGTTTATTGTCTATCTTCGAAGATTGTAACATATTTTCAAATTCAATTCTACACCCATTGCTTAAAAAATTGTATGTCTCGATTACATTCATAGCTTTTCCGCCCAACTTAACATACCCATTAGACCCGAGAACAGACAAAGAACACTCTAAATTAAATGGTTCAGCAGAAATAGTAACCTCTAGAGTGCCACCAAAATCTCCATAATCTAACAAAGAGTAAATCGTATCTTCTATTTCACAGTGTCTGTGCTTTGTTTTATATACAGATGATTTTACTACCTTTGGGGTGCCTAAAATATATCCCATAATATCAATATAGTGGATACCACATTCATATAAAGTTCCCCCTCCGATGCTAGGTATCGCTCTCCAGCCAGTAAAGTATTCTACAGGGCGTTGCCACCTTTGAATTAGGCTAACTCCACGTATGGTGCCAAGTAAACCTTTGTCAATTGCATTTCTAAAAACTTGCACAGAGGGATTTAGTCGTACCTGAAGGACGCAATAAGCATTTCTTTTGTTTTGCTTTGCAACTTTTTCAATCTCCAGTACACCTTGGGGATCTAAAGAAACTGGTTTTTCTATTAACACGTCTTTGTTGTTTTTTAAGCAATAAATTGCTTGTTCAACGTGCAGCGAATTTGGTGTTGCTATGGCGACTAAATCTATATCCTCGTTAGCGATCATTTCTTTATAGTCTGTATATCCTTTAACTTGATATTTTTTTTGAACATCTTTTATGATGTTTGAATCAGTGTCGCACAAACAAGATAGGGTAAAATTTTTATTTTTTTCTATTGCTTCAATATGTCTGCGAAGGATCGCTCCACAGCCTATTATGGCGACTTTAGTCATAGCTTATAACTCCTCTATTCTTTTTGCCTTATCATCAATCACTAGGTCAAATGCTGGTTTTGGCTTTTTGCTTGTCCCAGTAATAAGCTCATGATACTTACAACCCCACTTATCTAATTGCGAAGTTGTATACTCCGAGTAATCAATTCCAGAAATACTGCCGCGTGAAGTCCAATAAATTATTTTCCACCCTTGATCATATAATTTATTAATTTTAGATATATTTTTGTAGTTTGGTTCTGCTAAATCATATTTTCTATTATCTTGATAAAAACAAATTGTATCATCTATATCTACCAATGCAATTTTTCCGTGAGGTGTATTCTTTTTCGTTTCGTTAAAATTCATTTTATTTATTAATAGTTCTCCGCAGGGCAATTATTATACCACCAAATTGGGTGAGTTAAAACAAGAATTTTTGACCATTTCCCCAAGTGTTCAGAAAAACATCCCTCTCTCCACCTGCAACTGCTGTCCGACAAATACTTATAATCCTTGAAAAAGCTGGAGTTGTAGCACCTATTTTGTTTTGCGTTAAGAGAGGAGAGATCGACACCTGTTCTGGCTGGCTCATGTAAGTTGAAAAGGTGCACCTCCCTGCCTATAGCTGTAGACAGAATTTCCATTTCTTCTTGGATGTGTTGCGCGTAGTCAAGTTTATCCAGCGGACAAAAACTAGGTTCATAATGTAAGCCAATGTCTCCACCGGAATCTAAAATATGCTCTGCAATCGCTTTTGACTGTCTAGACAACATATTGTAAGATCTTGCATGCAATCTCAAAAAATATGTTGCTCCAATGTTTAAAGACTTTTCAACGTTTAAAAAATTTTTACACAAAGATATATCGTGATCCACATCGTGAAACATTATAATCTTGTGTGAGTCACTATTTTTATTTTCCTTTCCCATTTCACAAAAAAGATAACCATAATCAATATATGATTTTATCGTTTTTTCATAATGACTTATTGTAAAATTAGAGGTCATTTATAGTCCCCCCAGAGTAAAAAAGCCATTTCCGCTTTGAAATATCTCACTCCAGACACGATTCATTTTTACACCCCATCTTACTGTATAGTCGTATTCCTTCAGTTGCATAATATTATGCACTGCTACCTCTACAAAATTAATTCCTGATGCTCTACAGTGCTCCATTGTGCCCGAAAATCTTGGATTTATTTCCAGTAACTTTGCATCTCCCTTCTGGTCATACCTAAATTGGATATTAGCATTGTATAGCAAGCCTATTTTTTCATATATTTTTTTTGCCGCTCTTATCAATTCTTTGTTTTCAATTGTTTGACCCGAAACACATATGCCTTCTTTTATTGCGTCTCTAGTTCTGGTGACGCATAGAAAATCTTGCGTTCTTTTATAACAATCAACGCTATATTCTTGCCCCGGTAAATACTCCATTACTAGTAATTCTGGAAAGGTGTCAGAGCCATCGCTAGTTAAAATGTCACACAACGAATCCAGTGTTATAGCGTGTGGAGATGGTTTTTTATCAAAAAAATCTTTTTTTGAAATGCCATCTTCTATCAACCTAAACCCTCGGCTGCCGTGCGTTTTAGAAGGCTTAACACACACTTTATGTCCCAAAGAATTTAAGTGTTTATACGAATCCAATAAAGAATCTATATCATTACAAACGCGATGTTTAACAATGTACTGCTGCAAATCATTGTCGGAGCAAAACTTATATAAACTGCCTTTATCTAAGCATTTCTGCAAAGAAGGGGGGTCCGAAACCAATACATTACAGCCAATACTGTCGAAGATACTTTTTGATCTTGAAAGCGGTAAAAGCTCTTCATCAGCACAAGGTATCAATAAGTCAATATTGTTTTTTTTGCAATAATTATAAATGCACGAAACATATTCTTCAGAATCTCCACGAGGGGCAACAAAAGTATTACTGATCATTTTAAGACCTATGGAGTCTTTATTTATGTCGCAACCATGGACCACAACTTTGCCCAACAATTCACGAGATGATTTTATAGCCTTATTGACATTTATGAATCCGGGACTACCGGCAGCGGTAACTAAAATATTCATCATCTAATTCCCATATCTTTTAATAATCTTAAGACTATTTCTTTTTTATTTGGATCAGTGATCGGTCTAATCAGGTGTGCAGTCCAATAATCTTTTGTATTTAGCCTGTGTATATCATAACTACAATTGAACATTCTGTCTATTTTCTTGCTCTGAAGATTTTCAGAAACCCAATCGTTATCGATAAAAACAACGTCTGGATGGTCGTACAACTTGCTAGATATGTATGCTTCGTCCATCCCCCACCAGCCATTGTCTTCCAGATTCCATCCAAAATTGCACCTTGACAAATCATATCTCAATTCCCAAACTCTATTTAATTCTACCTTTAAGTCGCTATGTATGTCAAGAATTTTTTTAAAAGTAGATCCTTTTCCAATATTATGCCCAGAGGCTATGTGCTCAAAATCTCCATATGGTTTTGAGCCTAGTCCGACAATATATTTGTTGTCAGGTATTTTAGATATCTTCTCCCACAAAACAGCAGATATGGGCAATTCATCGATGCCAGTAAAGCAACACACATCGTCTGGAAATTTATTTGCTATAGCCCAAAACAGAGTCCACGTAACTGTCCAGTCTAGATCTGGTCTTTCAACAAATTCTTTATATTGAGGAAAAATATACACTTCTCCAAAATCTGTTTTTACCTCTTTTTCTAATTCATCTTTTGTGCCACAAAATATCAATGTTGGAATAATGTCTGTTGTTTTTTCGTAAACTTCTGCAAGAATATCCCACATGCCGGAATACAATGGTGATGAATTTAAGCAAACTACTGCTCTTTTTATTTTCATTTTATTTTGCTCCTATAGATTTATTAGAGCCATTCCCGCGCCATTGAAGATTTTCCCACAATAAATCTGCGGCTCCTCCTGAATATTTAATTAAATCTATAGGTAGAATAATTGATTTTTTGTATTTGTGAGCTACTTCATAACAGAACAGCCAATCTTCTGCTGGCGCACCTCGAAGTTCGTGCCAATCTTTCCAACGAATATCTTTGATAGCGTCTCTTCGAACCGCCGTATTGCCACCATGCGTTCTGCCAAATACATCGCCGTAGCCAACTCTAGGATAATTTGGGTGATCAAATGGGTCGATCATCTTTTCGTTCACTTCTGAATATGGTATCATATGCTCATCGATGTCTCGCAAATCAAAACTAGTAAATTGACATTTTTCGTGACACCACCAATGGCTGACCTGCATTGCATCAGTTTTTTCAAAACAATATTTAATAGCCTCCACTCGTTGGGGATGAGGAATGTCGTCTGCATCGCCATATATAATAATATCGCCTGTGGCTGCCATTGAACCCGCTTGTCTATTTGGACCGTGAGTTTGTTTTGTACTGTGACTTAAAATTTTAAATTCTTTGAAAACGCCATTAGAGGCACACCTATTCAAATACTGCGAGGCTTCTTTGTTTAAAGAATTTTTTTTAACTTTTCGTGCCTCACTCAAAGACACAACAACTTCATCAGGAACAACGGTTCCGTTTTCGTATGACTTTAAAACTTCCGTTAAAGAGTTGCAAAAGTGATATGGCGTACAAGGTATTACTAAGCTAATTTTCATCATAACAAACTCCTGTGTATTTCGTAAGTTTCATCTTCGTTCCATATCTCTCCAATAAATCCCTCTTCCTTATTCTTCCTAATTGTAGGGTAGTTTTTTGAAGGTGTTAAATATGTATTTCCATTATTATCTACGGAGCCACGACCGTAACTATCATGGGATGTTGAGCTAGTGTGAAACTTGTTATATAATCTATTTAAAAATCTCATATCATCCATTTTATTAAATTTATATCCAGAATATATGAAATTTTTGTAATCCTCAATAAAAGAATAAGGTCCATTCGGCTTTTTGTTAAAACCAAACATCCCTCCCATAACAATGTAATTGTGGTGAGGGTGATCCCTCATTATGTGCAAAGAAGTTCCCTCCTGTAACCATTCATCAACTGCTTCTTTTTCTCTTCTCATAAGTCTTGAATCTGCATCTCTAACACAAAACACGTCCACATCCTTGTCGTCAAATGGCAAAAATCTCCAGAACATACCCCCTATTATAGGAGAACCAGTTACATCATAGACTTGTGCGCCCATTTGACTATACTCTTTTGCCATCTCTCTAGGCACAGTATCATCCAAATATATTCTTATTTTCCAATCATCTCCATATACTTCATTCAAAAGCTCAATGTTTCTTTTCATACCTATAGTATATTTTGGATCATCACCATAAAGGCTAAAAGACAGTATTTTATTCACTTAATTTCTCCACTGTAGGGAAGTTAAATATCCCTTTTTTATACGCTGCTATATTACTGTGGTATATCTCAGGATCATTCTGATAGTGGATTGCTGTCTTTGGTGTGTCAGAAAGAGCTAAAACCTTTATGTTCCTTAGTGTTTTAATTTTAAATTTCTTTGAGTGCCAAACTCTTTCCGCTAAATCTCCGTCTGCATAATAATATTTAAATTGACTATCATACATACCCAACTCTCGATAAACCTTTTTGTGGTATATGCCATAATTAACGCATATATCCCCAGATCCATCCTCCTGTTTGGAGTTGGACAGAAACCACCCCTGTGAATGTTGATCACCTGCTAGCCAGTCTGGATTTTTTAAATCTTCCTTTGTTCCATATTTCCAATTAAAAATATACATTCCACTATCATCTAGGTTATTTATAACTTGACGCCAATCATTAACCAACAGCACATCATCATTCCACTGACAGACATATTCATAAGAAGCGCTTTTTATGCCCAAGCCCATATAGTGGGGATAACTACTTCTTTCTCCGACTTCGATCAATTTAACTTGTGGATGATTTAGCGCTTTTATGGCTTCTACAGTACCATCGGTTGAACCACCATCAACTAACACAAGTTCCAATCTCGGGTTTGAGTCTATTGTGTTCTCAATCAAGTCCCACAATAAATGTCTCCTGTTTAAGGTCCCCGTTACAATGCTAATTCCAAGATTTCTCATATTCTCACCAAATAAATTTATTTTTATAAAACTCTACTATACTTTCTATTTCTTCATCAAATTTCTTTTTAGGATACCACCCCAAAGATTGCAACTTTTCGTCATCAACCGAATATCTTACATCCTGCCCCTGTCTAGAATATGTGAAATCTACATACTTGTTTATATCACCAATGTTGTATCCGTAGGATTCAATTATTTTCTGTACTGTATGGATATTTTTGTGCTCTTCATGACCAGAAATATTGTAAATTTCATTTAACTTTCCACTTTCAATGATCCTTATTACTGCTTCGGCTGTATCATCTGCGTGAAGCCAGCACCTGTAAGGTTCACCATTGTTGTGCAGACAAGTTTTTCTTCCACGATTAAGGTTTTTTATTGTTAATGGTATTAATTTCTCGGGATATTGCCCTATACCATAATTATTTGCTGGTCTAACTATGTTATATTGAAGGTCATAGGTCCTAGCCCACGCCAAAACAAGCATATCCGCCGCTGCTTTTGATGCAGAATACGGATTGCTAGGCTTCAGAAGATCATTTTCACTATGATTGCCACTTACAATGTCTCCATAGACTTCATCGGTGCTAAAATGTAACAAAATCGGTCTCTTTCCTACGTTTTTTTGCTTACTTCTGATTAATTCTAGCAGGTTTTTAGTGCCCAAAACGTTGGTTTCAAGGAATTTATCACTACTAACAATGCTATTGGCAACATGTGACTCTGCTGCTGTGTTTATTACATAATCACAGTCATATAAGTGGTCTAAATCTTTAATATCCGCCCTTTCAAACCTAAAATTTGAATGTTTTGTGAACTCTTCGATTAAATCTGTGTTAGCTGCGTAAGTACACTTGTCAACTCCATAGACCATCCAGCCTTTTTCAAGGCATTTTCTGGTAACGTAGGATCCAATAAACCCCAAACAGCCCGTAACATATACAATTTTCATACTCTTTCCTCAAAGAATTTATCAACAATTTCACCAATATAAGCCATTTTTTCGTCATTTATACCAGCATATGTGCCCAAAAAGAACGAATTAATGGTAGAATATGTAGCAATTGGGAATTCTTTTTGAATATCTTCATATTCATCAGCCAAGTGATTGTATCCCGGATGAGCCAAGATATTGCCAGAAAAATAAGATCTTGTTTGAATTTTATTTTCTTCCAAGAAATCAACAAATTGTTGCCTTGTAAATGGACTACCTTTTTTTACAGTTAAAAGATAAGCAAACCAGCAAGGGTCAGATTTTTCAGTTGCTTGTGGCAAGTGAAAATAATCTTCATATTTGCTAAATATTTCTTGTAACTTATCAAAGTTTTTTCTACGACTTGCCTCCAAATATGGAAGTTTCTTAAGCTGTTCAAGCCCTATTGCTGCTTGAATGTCGAGGGGCTTTAAATTATATCCTATCTCATCAAAAACATAGCGATGATCATAGGTTGTATCTGGCATTCCAACTAACCAGTTTTTGAACCTATTTCCACAAGCAGTTCCGTCAATTACAGATCCGGGCTTAGATGTGTTACAATAGCAAGCTCTACCCCAATCTCTCAGACTTGCAATAGACTTTCTCAATTTTGAACGATTTGTTGCAACAAACCCGCCTTCTCCAGTTGTCATATGATGCGCTGGGAAGAAAGAGCAGGTTGAAATGTGTCCAAAAGATCCCAGTTTTTGACCGTCGTAAAAAGATCCGAGGGCATCACAAGCGTCTTCAATAAAAACCAGATCATATTGATCAACCAACATCATAACCCTTTCCATATCGGGGGGATTGCCAAGGACATGTGCAAAAACAATCGCCCTAATATCAGGGTCCTTTTTTAATAATTCCTCTGTTTGATCTAAATCTAGGTTTAAATCCGGCAGTGTGACGTCAACAAACACTGGCTTTAATCCACTCTGAATGATTGGATTTAAAGTAGTGGGAAAGCATACAACTGGCGTTAATACTTTTGATCCTTTTGGTAAATTAAATCCCGACTTTGATGTCAACGAAGATATCGCAAGAAGGTTCGCAGAACTACCAGAGTTTGTGTAAGATCCAAATTTAGTACCCAAATATTTTGGAAACTCAAGTTCAAACTCCCTAGCCTTCTTGCCAAAAATAAGCCAATTTTTAGACCAGTCTTGAAGAATTACCCTCAAAGCAGCTGCATATTCATCGTCATCCAGAATAGGACCTGAGTATGAAACCCAATCATTTTGGGGTCTATTCTCGCTAATATATTCTAAACAATCTTTAATTAATTGATTAATGTCTTTTGCCATTCTATTGTTCTTTTCAACCCCTCATCTAGACCAACTAAATCTATTCCTAGCGACTCTAATCTATCGCCGTTTCCAGTATATTCTGTGTAAAACTCGGACTTCTCAATGTTTACGTTATTACTTGGCTTTCCCATAAATTCATTAATTTTATTTGCCACATCTAGTAACGATTTGCTGTTATTATAGCACAAATTGACATCTTTTGGTAAGTTTTTTTTTGCAATATTTTTAATGTAATATCGCACTACTTTGCAGAGATCGCCGACATAGACAAAATCCATATATCTGTTCTGATGTATTACTATTGGATTTCCATTTCTCACATTTTTGATTGCTGATTTTACAAATCTTGTGTCTGCCTCACCAACGCCAAAGCAACCAAATATTCTCAAGTTATAAAAGTTATCTATTTTATCTATTTGTCTTTTAATAATTTTTTTTGATAGTCCATAATAATCAACAGGACTAGATTCATCATCTTCTTTTGCTGATTTAATATCGGTTCTCCTATCAAATTCAGCACCAGAGCCAAAATGAATTAACGAACCAAACTTGTGATTGTTTTTAACAAGATTATCAAACATTACTAAATTGTTTATTAGTGCGCCCGGACCATCTTCCTTGATCCTGCTGCCCCCAGATACTGCTGTGTGGATCACAACATCTATCTGGTGGTTATCGAAATAAACACTTACCTGTTCTTTGTCTAGGATGTCTAACGTTTTCCTGTTTGTCAGATGGACATTATGATCGTCTTTGATTGTTTGGTAAATGTTTTTGGCAATAAACCCATTACCACCTGTGATTAATATGTTCATCGACACCGCTAATCAGAGGCATCGCCGTGTTTCATATAGGCTTGCCAATTAATCTGTGTCGTATTAGGGGTTGCTGAATGGTTAGTCGGAAAGCCTTGGTCTGTTTCATAAATTATCTTTTCAGTTTTCCAATTGCCCCCGGATAACAATTTTTCAAGCTCTTCTTCTTTAATAGCGTAAAAGTTTTCTTCTGCTGGGAACGCGCCTGTCCTGACTTCATGAGCATATTGTTTAAGTGACTCCTGCATCATTAATCCTGCCTCACAATACCTCTTTACAAACTTAGATTTAAACTCCCAGAACAAGCCCATCAGATCGTGAAAAATAACTAATTGACCATCAACCATATCCCCTGCCCCAATTCCATAAACAGGGATTGATAACTCATCTCTGATCATTTTTGCAGATTCCCTTGGCATGCCCTCCAAAAGAAGAAATGTACACCCAGCTTCCTGAAGCTCTAGTGCTTGTTTAAGAATGTACTCTGCACCTTCCGCTGTCTTTCCTTGAACTCTATAGCCGCCCAACATAGCCCTAGTGTGAGGCGTTAATCCCAAGTGGCTCATAACCATAATGCCAGCATCTGAGATCGCCTTAATCCTATCGACCATAGCTCCCTCAACCTTTACACAATCCATACCAGCGCGAATGAATCTACCAGCGTTAATTACAGCCTCTTCATTCGATACCTGATAGGACATATATGGCATATCCCCAATCAAAAAAGAATTTTTTGCACCCCTAGATACAGACTCGCAGCAAGTAATCATTTGATCCATAGTCACTGGAATTGTTGTTTTATATCCGAAAGTTGTCATCCCTGCTGAATCTCCAACTAATATGCAATCAACCCCCGCACCATCTGCAATGGTTGCCTGTGGATAATCATATGCTGTTGTGAGAACAGTCTTTTGATTTTGTTCTTTTTGTCTTCTTAATTTTAAAATAGTAACTTTATTTTTATCATCTGCTGGCATTTTAATCCTCCGGTAATGGCTCGACGATCATATTATCATTAAATTCCTCTCTAGTTAAGAAAGGAAACATATCTTCTAAAGGTTTTGACACCATCTTGCCATCAGGTGTTTTCTTGGAACTGATGGTGGGTAAAACCTGATCCCATTTTCTACAACTTACCTCACATATCAATGGTCCATCAAATTCTAACACATCTTTAATGTTGTTTTCCACTTCTTTATTTGTTTTAAAAGAAAAATATTTTATTCCATATGCTCTGGCAATGTCAGAGGTTTTTGGGAAAGATATCCCCGACTCTTTATCAGTTCCAACAAATCTATCATTGAAAAATTTTCTTTGAGTTGTTCTAATGGAGAGATAACCTTCATTATTTAAAACAAATATTTTTATCGGGTAATTATGGTGTTTTATTGTCTGTAGTTCTTGCAAGTTTGTTTGAAATGATCCATCCCCAGTTATGCCTATAACATCCAATCTTTTGTTTGAAGCACTAGATATCCCAATGCAGGCTGGTATCGTAAAGCCCATATCCGCTTGTGCTCCCGAAGTTATATATCTTTGTTCGCCAGATATTCTCAGTGATTGACTTGTAACGTAATATGCTGATCCAGCATCCGAAACAACAACAGAATTTTGTTTATTATTTTTTGACAGATGATTCATGAAATAATACATACTAATCCCCTCACTATCATCATCCGCTCCCTGTGGCAGTTTATCCCAATTATTTTTCCACTTATAGCATTCCTCTGACCACTTCGTTGGCGCTATGAAGTCGTATTTATTACACTTATTTAAAAACTTTTTTGCATCAGATTTTATAAATTTATCAATTTTTACAGTTTCTTTTTTGTGTTCCTGTTCATCAATATCTATAACAACAACTTTAGCGCCTCTAGCAAAATAATGATATTTATAACCAGTTGTTGCAACACTTAATCTGCACCCTATTACAATCAAAAGATCAGCATTTTGCATTGCAAAATTTGCCGCTCTATTGCCCTTAATTCCAACTCTACCCACATTTAGATAATGCTCACTGTGCATAAGATCTGCGCTTAAAAACGTGTTAACCATTGGAATATTTTTATTTATTACAAAATCATTTATCTCTTTGGTTGCCCCCGACAGCCTCACACCATTTCCAGCCAGAACAACTGGTCTTTTGAACAATTTTAAATTATTTAAAAATTCCTCTATTTCATCATCGCTATTGTGACAATTATTTTTTACGACTTCGTATGATTTAAGATCTCTTTCCCTAATGTGCGCCCCTTGAATATCAAGCGGTATATCAAGCCACACAGGTCCGGGTCTGCCATCTTTGGCAATATACAAAGCCTTTTCAAGCTCATATCTTATGTCGGCAGGGTTCTTTATCATCTTTGCATATTTTGTCATTGGTTTGACAACCGATATTATATCAGCCTCTTGAACGCCAACTTGCCTTAATCCAAGATTAAAATCTTTACTAGTTTGATGAGAATTGACTTGCCCAGACAAAAAAACAACTGGTAAATTGTCTTGCCAAGCTTCTAACAAGCCGGTGATAGCATTTGTTGAACCGCACCCAGTAGTTACCATTACGCAAGAATAATTATTTGTATACTTTGAACATGCAACCGCAGCCATTGCGGATGCTTGCTCGTGGTGATTACAAATAACCTCTATGTTACTATTTCTATGTGCAGAGTCATTTAAAAACATCGCTCCGCCGCCCGTTATAGTAAACGTATGCTTGATGCCAACTTGAGACAATTTTTTAAATATGTAATCCGATACTGTCAAAGATTCCACTTTTTTCTCCATTTATCTTTGATTATTTCATCATATCTTGTTACTTCTTTTTGCATTCCCCACGTTGACTGTTCGGAGTGCCACCTATAATAATAACCAATCCATTTAGGGAAAGGATATACAAATTTTTTCTTATCTGCAAGGTGGAAATACAAATTATAATCAGCAGATCCAAGATATTGTTCAGAATCCCAAAAAATATTACCTTCTTCGTGTAAGCATTTTTTATATACAACGGCTGGTGTGTTAACTGGGCACCCTGTAAATAACTTGTTCTTAAATTCTGTTAAATTCTTATAATGGTGCCCAATATCATTCAGTGCGCTTTCTTGAGAGTCAACACCCCTTATTGGACTTTGAAAAACCTCAATTTTGCCATTACTTTTTTTTATTATGTTAGAAATATTTTCTACATATTCGTTGGATATGTAATCATCAGAACCCAAAATAGTAAAATACTCCCCACTACATAATGATAAGGCTTCTTCTACAGGTTCTGTCCAAGAATATTTATATAAATTAGGAGCCGTGCTAACAATTAATCTCTTGTTTTGTTTTTGTATGTTTTTTATTATCTGTAAACTATCATCAGTGCTTTCATTGTCAACGACTATAACCTCCGTAAATTTATAATCTTGATTTAACGCTGAATTTACAGAGCGGGTGATCCACTTTTCAGAATTATAGCAGGGTATAATTATCGATATTTTTGGATTACTTGGGCTTGACATATTACTTCACACATTTTTTAAAACAAAGACGGGCTGGTAATCTGATGATGTTTCATTGTTGATATTGTTTTTCAGTGTAAACGGATTTTCTCCAAAAACATCTAATTTATCCCACCCTTTCAACAGCATTGGAAGTCTTTTCTCTCCATAAACACGATGAACATTAAAGAACACTGTATCATACCCTGCTGGAATTGACAAGAACATTATACCATCTTTTTTTAAGAATTGTTTCGCCTCTTTCATAGCTCTAAGATCACCGTCTGGATCAAGTGGATCTCCATATCTTCCCAATCCATCATGTTCTATCGATGACACCGAAATGCATATGTCATATTGAGAATTACCAATTTCTTGGGGCTTTATATATTTTATTTTATCATCGAAATTTTCTCTATCAGAATACTCAAAAACAGTACATTCTTTTGCACCATACACTAAAGACATAGCCTCATACCAAGGGGCAGTTGACCCAACAATACAAACTGACTTGCCATCTATTGGATATTTTTTTAACGCCTGATACATCCATATATCTGTCATATTATATCCGCCGACACCGCCAGACTTTATAATGTTCATAAAAAGATCTAGTTTTTCCGCCGTATAGTTATTGTTATATTCTCCTTGAGATTCTTGACCGCAATCATTCCTATAAGCGTACTTTATTGGAACCGTGTCGTCCATAGAATACCCTTGCAACATTTCTTTTGGTATATTTTTTGGTGCCTCAATTACCATTTACAACCCCATCATCTGTTTTACCCTATTGGTATAGGTGTGCTTTTCTAATATTATTTTTCTATTTTGTTCTTTGATTTTTTCTAGTTCGCCTTCAGGCATATTAACATATTCTTTTACAAATTTTACCATTTGTTCAGGATCATTGCTTGTTTTTACATTAGGAAATAATCTCTTTACCTGCTCGATATCATCACTAACCAACACCCCTGTTAGCCCCAAGGCTTTAAACGTTCTCTCGTTTGTATCCAAACCAAGCTCTCTTTGGTAGGCGTCATGTATGTTTATAGCAACTTTTGAATTATAAAGAATTTTATTCTCTTGTTCGTGACTTAAGCCTCTATTAACAAATATCCCACATTTCAAACCACAATCCTTAAAAGCGGAAAAATGCTTCATCATTATGTGATATTTTTCATCAAAGCCATTATTGGCTCTCCCCCCAACAAAACATACATCAAATTTATACTTCTCATCTTTAAGATTTTTATAAGAAAAATTATCAAAAGCCAAAGGAATAGTGGCTATATCTTTCCAAGTTGGATAAAATGTGTCCTTAACATTACCGCTATGTACATCTGCAAATGTCCAAAGTTTGTAATTATTTTTTCCATTTATCTCGTCCATATGTTCCGGATCGCATAAAGAAATAAAGTTTGGATGAGATCCCCAAGGAGGTGGAAATTTAGTTGGCTGTGCGAATAAAAATATATTTTTTGCATTATTCATTGCATGATCAAACTTGTCTTTTTGTCCAAATTGATCACAAACTCTATTAACCGCCGCCCAAAATCCATCCGTAAGCATAATTTGGTATTCTTCACCATTAGATGCTAGCTGGCTCATACCTTGAACTTCGGATGCGTCACCTTTAATATACACTACTTTATAGCCCAAGCTTTCCCAAGCCCTCTTATATCCTTGATAAATCCAAAGACCTGCACCTGTTATGTGACTATGATCTTGTACAAAGACTGTTTTCATATTTTTTCTATTTCCTTCAAGATATGCTCCATTCTTTTATGAGAGCTATGTTCTTTGATAAATCTTTTATTGCCATTCAAGGCTATTTTTTCCCTTAAGGCATCGTTATTCAATAACGCCGTGGCTTTTTGCAACATTTCTTCAGCATTAGTAAAGCATATTATTTCTTTATTAATATCAAAAAAGTACTCCAATCCGTGATGGTATTCGCTCAAAACCATAGTACCCGTAGCAGCAGCTATTTCAAATGGTCTTAATTTCATTTGCGTCCTTATTGGTCTACCATTATAATTTTTACTAAAATTAATTCCTATCTTTGACTGGCACAAGACTGTCATCATCTCTTCGTGTGACAAGCCGTGAAAAGCTTCGACCTTTAAACCATTGCTTTTTAAATGATTCATATAATTTTTTCTATCCAAGTTGTTTATTTGACCTATAAATGTAATATCGTATTTTTTTTCAACCTCTTGTTTGGGATAAAAATTTTGATTAGTATGCCACCCTCCTACAATTATGTTTTCATACCCTATTTGTTTATATCGCTCTACATAATCGGGCTCAGGAGTCGAGCATGCATTAAAAAACCAACAAGCTTGGCTGGAAAAATTATCAAATCTCCAAGTGTCATCGCAGAACCAATTAAATGTTTTTATATCGCTCTTCTCTGTTATATCGGACATTACCTCAATAGCATTAATTTCGTATGGAGTAATCCTTGGATCTCCAGTTACACAACAAAAAATTAAATCAGGTTGAAATTCGTTGACTACTTTTAAGTAATCAGGTTCATCCGGGTTACAAGTGTCCCAAAAATATACATCGTGACCCATATCTTTTAAAGGAAGATATGTGTTGTAATAACCCCCATCAACCCAAGATTTTCCAGTTACAATATTAACTAATGTTTTATTTGTGGTCAACAATATCTTCATTTTAAATGCTCCAAAACAATGTCTGGGATTGACTGTCTTTTTTCTCTCATTTTGTCAATAAGTGGTTGACCCTTTAATTTAAACCAATCTTCGCTGGTGGCTCCTATTTTTCTATTCGTTATCACTCTACAATTAAGCATCCTAGCCTCAACAACAATTCGAGATAGAGTTTCTAGTGTCTTGGGAAAAAACACTAAAGTTTTGTTTTTATTTAATTTTGTTAAGAATTCCCTATGAGAGCACGGCATTATTTTTTCAGACTTCAAGCCGTTTACCTTACAATAGAGTATAGATTCTTCTACATTTTTATTGGGAATACTGGAATACATAATGGAGCAAATTTCATATTTTTCTTCTTGAGATGTTGATATTTTCTCCAAATAATCCAACATCTCTTTGGACCACAAGTTACCAGAAACACTAATAATATTATCTAAATTTAAATTTCTTTCAACAACTCTCATATGAAGCTTGGATTGGCATATGACAGCATTGGAACTCTTATAAAATTGTTTATTTATTATTTGGTCTTCTGGAGCTTTGTAGTTCTTAAACGTTGAGGGGTCTCTTGTTTTAAGATATTTGTGGTCGTGTTCATAAATTATATAAGAATAATTTTCCGTTATATAATCTTTTATTTCTTGTGACAACCCAATAAAATTGCTGATAATTAACTTTGTTTCTTTATTTGGGAGTTTCTCAATAGTTAATCCACGAGTATGATATTTTGTTACATCATTTCCCTTATTTTTTAATAACTTAATAAGCTCTTCATTGTTAAGCTCTCCGCCGCCATTAATCCCATCCTCAACAAAGAAGTCAGCTAAAAAAGCTATTTTCATTACGATTATTCTTCCTTTTCTTTAAGTGAAGCAAATCGAGGGTGTGAATTAACTAAGTCGCTTGAGCTTTGGATTTTTCCTCCGCCAACGCCCCAAATTAAATGAACGCCAAGCTTTTCTGCAACCGGTATCTCTGGGATATTATCAGATGTTCTGTCGCCTCCATTAGCAAACGCTACTTTGAATTCAGGCCATAAAGATCGAACTCTATGCAAAAGATCGCAGGCACTATTGTCGTTGTCGTCAAATTCCATAGCTTTTGCAACTCCACGGATGCCTTGAACCATTTCTAGCCTTTCTTCCAAAGGCATGAAAACATACCCTTTTTTTCTCATTAGCCACTCATCAGAATTAACCCCAACTATTACAATTTGAGCCATCTTTGCTGATTCCTGTATCATACGTAAATGACCGACGTGCATAGGATCGAAGCCACCACTCAAAACAACAACATCATAATACACTACTCAAATACCTCCTCGCCTAAAGATCCAAGCCAATCTTCAACGTCAAATTCTTCAGGCTGGTCACCGTAAACTGCGTCTGCAAAGAGTTTATATTGTCTTTCCTTTGTAAATTTTGAGCGTATATATTTGTCCAAATCAACAGCAACCTTTTTGTGATCCTTGTAATTATCTTTCATATCTTTAAGAACAGATTTATAGCTTTTCTCCACGGGATATGCCCATAAAGAACCCTTATCAATAACTCCCTCCCACAAAGAATCTTCCCTAACTTCTCCAAGTTTGTGGCTAACCTTTGCAAAATAAGGGACGGTGGTTTTTTTGGATTTCTTTGATTTGCTCCTAGATTTATCTGGACCATAAAGAAAATCCACCTGACCGCTCCAACCCATTGCAATTACAGGCAATTTATGGTATGCAGCTTCAAACATTGGCAAACCAAATCCTTCTCCGTGAGCCAAATTTATAAAAGCTTTCACACTATTATGTCGATACAAGCCGTTCATTTCTTCTTCAGTCATATCGCCGTGAATTAAATAAATCTTACACTTCCTGTCTTTTAAACGAGGAGAATTCATCAAATTCTGTAGTCTTTCAGTTGTATACAACTTGTCTATTGTGGATGTGTTTCCAATGGCTGTCTTCACAATTAAACCAACATCTTCATCGTCTTTGAATTGCTCTACAAACCAACCTATTGTTGATTCCAGATTTTTTCTTGGACCCCATTGTGCCACTGTTAAGAAATTAAATTTAGTATCAAATTTGTGTTCAAATTTATCAAAACCAGTTTCTTTTACAGGGTAATTAACAGTCACAACCTCCGGATGTCTCGGATCCTCTGCATTAATTGCAAGGTCTCTAACATAGTTACCTTCAGTATCACGTTCTGTATATTTTGTATCGTAAAAAATATCTTTTGAATGATCAGACACAACAACAATTTTGTCCATCTTTAGTGCTTGTTGGATCCACACAGCAGAAACTCGATCCACCTCTATCCCCGCTGTGTATCCCACATTATATGCCGCTGTAACATTATCCCACTCATTTGGTATTGTTACTTGCAAAGATATGTCATATTTATGTGCACCAGATGTTATGCCTGCCTGAGCGCACTGCTCTTCATACGACATTGTTTTTGCTATCATCTCGTCCATCCACCTTCTTTCTTCGGTGTCCTCCCAAGTCCAACTTAAAGAACCCCATCTGGTTGGATTCAGATATATATCGTATTTATCCTCGTGCGCCCTAAGAGACCTGACCGCAAATCTGGCTTGCTCTCCATATCCGGATCTACTTAAAACTGGTCCTCTTACAATTACTTTCTTTCTCATATAATCTCCGTTACGCTCCAAGCTTTATAATTTTTTCTTTGTTCCCAAGATCCGTTTTCTTCGTAGACTCTTGCCAATAATTCTATCCAAGATTTACGAAAATTAGCAAAATTATAATTCTTTATTGTATGCTCTCTTCCTAAGCTTCCCAATTCTTTTCGATCTTCTTCGGACATATTATAAATTTTTGAAATTGCATCAACAAAGTCTTTTTCAGATATCCTATCCTCATATATGTATGGTACTTGTTGAGATCCTATAAGAGACTTAGAACTTGGCTCAATGCCAACCCCAAACCAATTCTCGCCATCGGTCACCTGCTCCTGAAGTCCCCCTGTCATAGTGGCGATGATTGGAGTGCCACATGACAAAGACTCCAGCGTTGCCAAGCCAAAACCTTCTGCATCTGATATGTTTACAGTAACATCTGCCATTCCATACATTGATGCTAGATTTTCTGATGCTACTTTTTGTTTGGATATTAAAATTTGTCCCTTGTTTAAGCCAAAGTGGTTTAAAATCATATCTACGTCTTGACCATATGGGTCTTTTGGATCCGTATGTAAAACTAGTTTACATTCCTTAGCTTTTTCTTCATCTAGAGTTTCTAAAAATTTTGAATACCAATGAATTAGAGATCCTGTCTGTTTTCTCTTAGCATTTCTATTATTCCACATAACTACAAATTTCGTATCTGAACCAAAATATTCTTCTCTTAGTTTTTCTCTATTTTCCGGATCCAGTGGCTTGAAAATATCAGGGTCCACGGCGTGAGGTATGTAAGTACTATCAACCTCTGGTGATACGTTTTTAACTATATCGTGCGTGACCTTTGAAATACAAGCTATATGGTCATTAGAGTCATAAAATTTCTTATTATATTTTGGATAGGGATAATTGTCCCAAACATGATAATAAACCATAGGAGCTAGTGGTCTAATTTCATTATCCATCGCCCATAGCCATTCCCAAAAACGCGGATCTGTCATAAACCAAACAATATCTGGCTTTACAGTTCTCACCAAAGATCTAATTGCATCTTGATCACCATAACCATCAACAGGCTGTATTATCCAGCTTTGCCCATATGGCTCTACTGTTTGCGCTTGATAATCATTATGCTTGATCGCCCCTGCTAGTGAAAAAACCTCAAACATTCCGCTTTGAAGAAGTGCTTCAATAACGTTTTTGGTTTGTGTTCCAACTCCAGATGGAGAGAGCGGGTGATCGCTGATCGTTAATACTTTTATTTTTCTATCTATCATGGACAATGTTCCGTTTTGTGAAATTCACACTTACTGCAAGCAAGTCTGTTTTTAATGTAATTCTTCTTTTCAATATTATAAATCGCTTTTTCAAGAAATTTAAGTGCATTTTGAGTTTTTATTTTGCCACTCGTTACGCGGAAGATTTCCACTCTATCACTTTTCGCAGTTCTTTTAAGTAGTGCAAAGTGAGTTTCTATCATTTTTGGATCAACGTTGTGCTTTTTTGCCCAGTAATGCTTGTAGAAAGTAAGCTGATATGTCATCATTGGATCCGATTTCTTACGAGCATCCCATCCCCAAGAACAAGTTTTCCAATCGATGATGTGTGTTTTGCCGTCAGGGGTCTTAATAACTAAATCAATAAAGCCTTTGAACTTATTTTTCTCCTTGCAAGGGAAGTCTTCAATCATTTCCATCAAGTCCTCCTCGGCGGCGAGGACTTCATACTCTCCAAAGTGCTCTCTCATAGAGGGAAGAACCTCATCTAGTATCAAAGGACCCTGATTTTTCATAGAATTAACCAATTTAGGATCTTTATTGGCGCTTTCGGGTAGATTTTCGAGGATTTCCTTGAATTTTAGGCTAAAAAACGACCTTTTGTCGTCTAAATCCTCGGTCATCATCTTCTCGCAAGTGTCGTGAATAGCGTTACCAAAGGCAGTAAAAGCATTGCCTTCGAAGCCCTTTACTTTGTCAATGTTCATTAATTTATGATAAAAAGGGCAAAAATTCCAGTTTTTTGCCTCAGAAAAGCTAATGTGAGCCATTTTTACTCCATATCCGCTAAGGTTTCAATCTTATTATACAGTATGGGGCTAATATTTGCAAGATATTTTTGATCTTTAAATAGAAAGTAGGCTTCAAACCCTCTTGCAAAGTATTCCCTAACTGATGTTGCTGCATATGGGGAATAAAACAGACCGTTGATATAGTTTCTTAATTTTTTATATCCAACTTGATTGACAAGATAGTCATCAAATTTAGCGTCATAATCTAAGTCGTAAAACAGATTCTTGTGTTCTTGAGAATTCTCATTATTGGCTTTTAAAATTTGATACAGCCTCTCTCTTTTCCCTAAAAACTCATTTTGTAATTGTCCGTCACCATATATGTGATCTGTATATTTTTCTTCTAGAGAGTGGGCTATTTCGTGAACAATATCGTCCGCCATGTCTTTTGCATTGTCTTGAACATTTATAACATAAATTGCACCATCTTCATATGCGGCATTAAATCTTTTGTTTTCAAATTCTTGGAAGTCCCCAACATAAACAACATCAATACTAGTCACCAAATGCGATGGAACACTCTTTTCAACGATATTTATGACTTGACCAATGTCGCTACTATTATCTAAAAAAAATAGATCATTCTTTATATATATCGGTATAGAGCCATATAAAAACTGCTCTTTTGATTTAGCCCTGCTCCTTGTCGCAGATTCATTAATATATTTTTTAAGGTTGCTCATCGTCTTTGTTGTCAATCTCTTCTTTGACGAGTCTTTCGCCCACTTCCATATCAACCATAGCTTGTTGGTAGCCTCTAATCCAATTCTCTTCAGCGACTGTTAAAACAAATTCTGGGAATTCTTGAGACATTGTATTAACTATCATTTCTACAGTCACTTCTCCGTTGTCAGGATTATTTTTTTCTCCAACATACTCAATTAAAAAAGTTTTTAATTCATTTTCTTTTTCTACTGTTTTTTGAGAAACCTCATCATATTTTTCAAGGTCAATGTCATCAAACTTTATTTCATTCATTATTATCTCCTTATTTGGTGGGCCCGCTCGGACTCGAACCGAGGACTAATCGCTTATGAGGCGACTGCTCTAACCAACTGAACTACAGGCCCGCAGTTGGCGATATGGGAATTGAACCCATCTCTAGGATGCTTATAAGACACCCCCTGACTACCAGCCAGCCATCGCCACTAACTATAGCACAAATATAAAATATTATTAAAGTTTTGTCAAGAAAAAATTATAGAATCTTTGCTGCTAGAGTAGCCACCTTCGACCGTTCGCCTTTTTGGAGGGTAATATGACCTGATATTTCATGTTCTTTAAACTTCTCAACAGCATAGGTTAATCCGTTTGAAGTCTCGTCAATGTAGATATTGTCGATTTGTTCGATATCGCCAGTAAGAATAATTTTTGTTCCCTCGCCAACGCGGGTAAGGATTGTTTTTAATTCGTGTCTTGTGAGGTTTTGTGCTTCGTCAATAATAATGAAGGCATTTGTGATAGAACGCCCTCGAATGTATGTGATGGCTTCTATCTCGATCACACCCTTCTCGAAGTACATCTTAACTGTATCTCTATCATTTCCTAGTAAAAACTCTAGATTATCTTTGATGGGCATCAGCCAAGGATCCATTTTTTCCTCAAGCGTTCCGGGCAAGAAGCCGATGTCCTTACCAAGTGGTTGGATGGGTCTGGATACAATAAGTTTTTTATACTCATTATCGTCGCCTAATACCTGCTCTAATCCTGCTGCTACGGCTAATAGAGTTTTACCAGAACCAGCCTGACCAATAAGAGATACAACCTCTACATCTGGATCCATTAAAAGTTCAAGGGCGAAAGATTGTTCCTTGTTTCTGGCATCAATGCCCCAAATATTTTCCATCTTATACATTTTTACAAGTGGATCGCTGTAACTATAAAATCTAGCCAAAGCAGTTTTCTTATCGTTTGAGTTGGACACTAGCATCACATATTGGTTTGGCTGGAGTTTTATTTCTTCTTTGTCAGCAAAAATGTCTTCACCAGCATAAAATGAATCAACAACTTGCTCATCGACAAGATATTTGGACAGACCTGTAAATACTTCGTCCTTGTTTTCAACTGTGTCGTGGGCTACATAGTCTTCGCACAATAGCCCAAGCGAGTCACACTTGACGCGCATATTAATATCCTGCGAGACAACAATAACTTTTTTTCTTTTATATTTTGCTTTTTCGGTGAGAGCGGTGGCTATGATTTGATTATCTGGGACACTTAGGTCAAAATCGTGGGGCAAGCCATCCGTTTCGTAGTGTTGTACAAAAAGTTTTCCTTTACCTTCTCCTAGCGAAACGCCCTTGAAAAGACTACCCTTTGTTCTGTATACATCTAAGATACGAATCACATAGCGAGCATTAAAGCCTGCGCCGTCTTGTCTGGCTTTGTTTTTATCTATTTCATCTAAAACTTTAAGTGGAATGATGATGTCGTTTTCTTCAAACTGTTTCAAGCAGTTAGGATCGGATAGGAAAACGCAGGTGTCTAGGACAAATGTTTTTTTCACAGGTATACCTCGTATTATAAATACTACCAGAAAATATTAAAGTTTAAACTTTTTTCAAACTAGTTAAGATATGCGAAAGAAACTTACACTATTAACCTTTTTAATATCATTAACTATTTTTCTGCCATCCTGTGTTTCTACTAACTTCGGATTTCATATCCCAGAAGACTCTAGGGATCAATTTGTAAGAATAATTCAACAAGCCTATGTTAGCATATGTGCGGAAGAAGGATGTGTTACAAACCCTCTAAGATCTAGCGGATCTGGTGCAATAGTTGCAGAAAGCACCAAAGGATCTTACATTTTAACTGCTGGGCATGTTTGTGAATTAGAAATTGAAAATATTGTTCGAACACCAGAAATGCTAAAAATGGTAAATGGCATTGAAGTACATATGTCAATAGTAAATTTGTCTCAATCAAAATATAAAGCACAGATAGTGTCTATTGATAACAATAGTGATTTATGTTTACTTTTTTCTAGAAATTACTGGAATGAGAAAGGTCCTGCAAAAATAGCTGATTCACCTGTATTTGAAGGTGAAAGAGTCTACAATGTTGCTGCTCCTGTTGGCATATTTTATGAAGATGTCGTTCCGTTGCTAGAAGGTTTTTATATGGGAAAGGATGGTCTGAGAGCTTACTATTCAATCCCCGCCATGGGAGGAAGTTCTGGTTCTCCGATATTTAACATCAGAGGTCACTTAGTGGGGATGATTCATTCTGTTAATGTTGCATTTCCTATGGTGTCCGTATCTCCAACACAAAAAGAATTAAAAAAATTCCTTGAATCAAACATAGAAGCTCACAAAAAAGAACTAGCATACCTAGAAAGGGAAATGCGTTCTAAAAGAGATATTGAGCCTTTTTGGAAGTTTTTAGGTTTAGATAGGATTTAGTATCGGGAGGGGGACTTGAACCCCCACGCTCAAAGAGCAACAGATTTTAAGTCTGTCGTGTCTACCTATTCCACCACCCCGACATTTTAAACAATCTTATCTAATTCTTTGTTTGCGTAATTAATTATAGATTTTTGAGCAGACGCTAATACATCATTATCGATAATCTTTATATTATCTCCTAGATTAAAAATAGGCTCAATACCAAGATATTCACAAACTCGCATCTCTTCTTTTGGTAACGAGCGACTGGTGGCAGACCCGCCATTACCGAAGTATGTTGGTCTAATCTCAAACAGGGCATAAACCGCATCGCCGTCGCTGTCATCAAAAGGGACAACTTTAGACACATATTCACACTCTTCTAGTAAACTTTTTCTGGCTTCAAAATCAAACAAGAGATATCCCTTATTATGAATGATCCATTCATCACTATTTAGCGCTACAATCACTTTACCATATTTACTGGCTTCTCTGAGTAATAAAAGATGACCGAAATGGAGGGGGTTGAAAGCGCCGCTTACTAAGATTGTTTTTTCACTCATGGCGTAATAATATCATCAACAAGACCATATTTCAAACAAGTCTTGGCATCCCACCAAAGATCTCTTTTAAGAATATCTTTGATTTTACTTTTCGGTATATTTGTATGCTCCTCGTAGATACCAATGATTTTTTTCATCAACATTTCATTATTCTTCATATCGTCTTTCATCTCCTCAAACTTACCCCACATACCAGATGAAAGCTGGTGAATTAGCATAAAAGCATGCTCGTGCATTAACCTCTCCTCCGCAACAACACTCATAATAGTCGCTGCCGATGCGGCACACCCATCTATAACTGAAACTACGGGAACTTTACAATTGCGTATATAATCAACAGAACCAAACCCTGCAAATACCGAACCACCATATGAATTTATGTGAAGATACAACTTAGGGGGAGAACTTAATCCATATACCTGCTGTACGTTTGATAACTTATGACCGGTGGTATGTATATGCTTGTTCAGTTGGAGATTATCTTGTCGAGTGACACCGGAGTAAAAGTATATTTTATTATATTCAACAGATACCCTACTATCATCCGAAGCTCCAGCCATCATCATTGGTCCCTCCGGCTCAGTCCTTTCCCTATTATCATCTACTTTCATATTCCAATACTTTTCCATCAAAACCTCTTTATATATGGTACGCCCGACAGGATTCGAACCTGTGACCCACGGCTTAGAAGGCCGTTGCTCTATCCAACTGAGCTACGGGCGCTTAAAGCCTAATATTTTTCATCAAATGATCTCCAGCCTTTCGCATATCAGTTTCTAGTTTATGCAAATAAGCAGCGATCAATATAAACCTAGAAACAAAATTAATTTCTTTCTTTGATAAAATAGTGCCAAATTCTCTCCCATCTTTATTCTTGTGAAAGAAAACAGCATTAAACAGGTATTGCTCTGTTTGAATACCTGTTTTTTCAGCTAATTCTTGGTAGGATGGGTGACAAGACTTACATTCATTAACCCAGACATTAGAATTTTCCCTAACTTGAGAATAATCTTGTGCCTGCGCTAAAGAAGTTGCAAATAGAATAGAAATAAAAATTGTCCTTGTAATACACTTCATATGAGCATCATACAATATTTTTACTTAAGTTTCAAGAACTTTTTTAATTCTTCAATTCTTTTTTTCGGAGATTTGAGACCGCCAACGATTGTATAAGCGACAAGCTTGTCTCTTTCTGGATCCTCATAGATGCCTCTGTGTATAATTGCTCCGCCCGTTAAAGCAGCCAAGGTATCGAAGCCATATTCAATATTGTCCATCAAACCGGGAACAGTCTCATACAAAACTGAACCACCGACAATTACTGACGCTGCACCTTGGGCTGTTGTCAAATCAAAACCTCCAGCAAGAAGTGTTTTTTCTAAGTTGTTTTTCAGCGCGGCGGATAAAGATGTTTCGCTTTCTACATTTTTAACTGTGGTTGCTCCAAAAATCATACAACCCGAAGTCTTCATGATACTGTTGTAATCTGCGGAATCAAACGCTGTGTAGTTTGAATCTTTGTTGGATAAAATATTGAATATGTGAAATAATCCTGCAACTGTATTGTTTAATGTTGGCCAAAACTGCTTAACAGTAAGCTTAGGATACAATTTCTTAATTTTATCATTATCAACAATAACCAATGGAGCAAATTCTTTTTTCTCTGCTGCTTTGCAAAGATCATTCATTCTATTATAAGAATTATTAGCAACAACTGGTGATGCACATTCCCCTGTGGTTGGTAGCGAAGCTACGACACCCACTCTTTCATTCGGATTGTCAACACCTATATATGTAAAGTATTTTTTTGCGACCTTAAGGAGTTGCATAACACTCCCACCGCCAGTTCCACCACCAACACCAACACAGATCATAATCCTATCAATATCGTTACCAAAAATTTCTTTAAATTTATTAAAGATTTCTTGACTTCTAGTTTCAAATGCTTTTTGAGAAAACTCGTGATTTTTACCCGCACCCTGAGATCCTTCAAATTTTAAATGGTGTTTATGTCTATCTGGGAGATCCAAATAGTTTAAATCAGATTCTGCTAAATTAAATGCCACAGTTTTGGTATAACCAAGGTCATAAAATGCTTTTGCCATACGTCCACCACCTTGACCGGACCCAACAATTCCATATGTCAAAGATCCGCCAGCATCATCTATTAGTTCGTCTTTCTGAGATTCTTCGATCTCTTCCATATCCAGATCTTCAATATCTAAAGTGGGCAAATTTAAATCATTCATATCAATAATCTCCTAAATTTTTATAAGCGATAATAAGTAGTTAGTGATTAGCAAACATTTCATTTTTGTATTTTCGCTTTTGTATTCTCATTTTTCTTTTAAAATATTTTCTGTATTTTAACACAGCTTTGGCGTATTTTAAACCTTGCTTATTCTTATTCTCGCCTTTGCATCTAAATCCTGCGTTATATCCGCACAAAGCTGTTGTTTCGTTTCCCTTAGCATATTTATGAAGCCAATAGCTTAATATTTTAGATCCAACTCTAATTCCAGTTTCTGGATCTTTGAGTTCTTTACAAGTTAAATTTCTTCCTTTGTTAGCAAATTTCTTAGAGTATTTTGGAAGAACTTGCATGATCCCACAAGCATTTGCAGGACTTTTGGCTGTTGGGGTCCAAGCACTTTCAATTCTACCCACAGCAATGATAAGAGATGGGTCTAGATCATATGTTTTTGACATTTCTTCAATAATATGGGCATTATCACATATGACATCGGCATTTCTCATATCAATAGAAAAAACAGTCATACATATTAAAACAGATGTTGTAATCATAACATTTTCCTTTATTTAGAATGTTTATCAGCTATAGAAGCTGCGGCGAAAGCATATGGTTTTATTCTACATTCATAACCAGAACCTTTTACATACCCTACGAGCATATTAGCTAAATGACTAGTGCCTTCGTTATTTTCTTGTGGGCTAATATCTAAGTGTAATTCTAGTTTAGCAGTTGGAATTAATTCTACAATATGATTTGCAAGATTAATAGTATTCTCAGCTTCTTTAATCATTCGAATACTAAGTTCGGGAAATTGTTTTTTATTTAAACTACTTTTAGTATAAAAATATCTACCACCTTTTTGTTTATCTGCTCCATATAGGCAAATAGCAGTAGAAAATATACATTTATTTTTAGTAAAAAATGAATCAGTACCAATATAAACAGTACCATTTTGTTTGCTATGTTCTTTAATTTGTAGTATAATAGTATTATAATCTACTTTTGTTTTAGAACCTGTATTCCAAATAGTGTTTGAATTAAGCATATAAAATAACTAGTTGTAGTTTGTTTTAAGAGGGTAGCATATATTTTAAGCTATGTCAAATAAAAAATACAAAAGCATCTCTATTGCTCTAAGATCTAAAGGTAAATCTTGCGAAGAATTTGAAAAAATGATAAATTCACTAACATTCGAAGAATTAATATCTTTAAAACTTGAGTTATCTTTGAAATGGACAAACAAAAAATTGTTTGGATACCCCATGTTAAAATCTTTTCATCACATAGTAAGGGAAGCTTTGCTTTTATTTGCTCACTCTACTTGTAAAACAAATAAAGATGCAGCATCGATGCTTGGAATAACAGTATACCAATACAAGCAATTGTTAAAAAAATATACAATAAGAGAGTTTTTTAAAAAAAACGATTGACATATTCTCAGTATTCTGTATAGTTATGACATATCACTAGTTAAAAAAATGTTTTGTTATAAGTGATATGCTAGAGGAAGTTAAGTTAATAAAGTAACAATAAATTATAGATCGTCTTCAATACCCTTTACGAAGGCGTAAAATATTAACGAAGGGATAGCACGACGGCAATGTGAGAGAACCGTTCATTTTTTAACTTTTATTAAATATAAATACTTGCCCCCTCGTTTGCTTAGGATGGCGAGGGGGCAAAGTTCTTTGAAATATGGGGGTGTACAGGTTTCGACTGAGTAGTGAAACTAATGTGTGCAAGGCAGAGGGCAGCGACGGTCTCTGTAAAAACGCTGAAACTTATAAGTGCTAATACTGACACTTACTCTGAATACGCACTAGCTGCGTAATCGGGGGTAGCCATACCTTCTAAACCAAAATGGCATATGGTTTCTCATTTCCTAAAAATGAGTGGTGCGAAAGCAGGCTTATAGAAAATAAATTGTCTGTGTTATTTTCTAGTATTTTACAGACTAACCTTGTGAACGACTCATTAGCAGAGTTATTTAGGACGGGGGTTCGATTCCCCCCACCTCCACCATCTTTTTAAATATTATAAACTATTTACCATTATGAACAATCCACACAAAAATTGGAAAGAATTTCTTATAAATGAGGCTGGTTTAGCGAGAATTAGGCAAGATATGCTTGATCATGATACAGCCTTTATTACAGCATTTCGTGGCGATATAAATGACAAATCTGTATGCGTTTATCTGCCCCCATCTGATGAAGAGCTATCTGAAAGGGATAAGATGGGTAAAAGAGGTGAGAGTAACAAGAGAAATAATAAAGAACTCTCAGCCTTTCTTCTTAGTCAGGGCTATGGCGTTAAGAACATTCAAGGTTCTTATATTGAGAACTTTGGATCTATTAATCCAGAAAAAGTACCAAGAGAAGTAAAAGAAGCCAGCTTCTTTGTAACTAATCTTAAAGATGACCCGCATTTCTTTGAGGAGATAATCAACCTCGGCAAAAGATATTGTCAAGACTCGGTTATTCTTGTTCCAAAAGGAGAAGAAGGTTACCTTTATGGGACCAATAAGACCTACCCCGGATTAGATCAGAAGGAGACCGTTGGTAAGTTTGCTGGAGGGGAAACTGGTGAGTTTATGTCTCGCATTGGCAAACGACCCTTTGTTATGAAGGAAGATGAGGAAACAAAAACATATGAAGATCTGCCCGGAAAACAAAGGCAAGCGGCGAAATTGATGGCGCAAAGGGTTGATAGAGAAATCAACGAAATGCATATGGTTTATAATTTAAATGAAGCAGATTTATCCGCATATGATAGCGATGGAAAAGTCACTCTTTATCATTATGCTCCAGTTAAAGCCGAGGAAATAGAAGTTGATCCGTCGCAGTTCGGAAAACAAAGATATTCTAGAAGAGAAAAAGAAAGGTCATCATATCCTCGCTCCTTCTTTTATGTAAACCTCGATCAAGCGGAGAGCCAAGTTAAACAGGGAAAACATCTTTTTTCTCTTGACATTCCTGCAAGTAAGCTGTATAGTATAAAAAGCGATCCTGAAGGGATTATGAAATCCATTAGGCACCCAACTTATGGCTTTAGAAACGATATCGAATGGACTGAACTTTTTAAAGAAATACATAAAAATTATATTGGTGCTTATTATTCCACTCCCGCTATGGATCTTGTGGTTCTTTTTGAACCAGTTACGGCTAATAAAGTGGAGAAAGAATGAAAGTAAATGATATAGTTTTTCAAAACTATGGTGGATTACATAGATACGGAAAAGTAAAAAAAGTAAAAGAAAACTTTAAAGGTGATGGTTGGTCTTGGGCTAAAGTTGATTGGGTTGATGATGAAAAATATACATCATCTCAAAAATGGAAAGCCAAAATGAGAAATGAAAATGAAGATTATTTTATCCCCGAATATTATCGCTGCGACGACGTTCAAATAATAGATCTTAACAAAACACTAAAAACTCTTGTAAAATTAAAAGAAAGGAGTTAATGCGGAGTAGCACAATGGTAGTGCATTCGGCTGTTAACCGAGAGGTTGTAGGTTCGAGTCCTACCTCCGCAGCCACACAACAAAGGCTATATATGATTCGCCAAGAAGACACTGATTTAGTAAAAGAATGGACAGAAGAGCATGCCAAATATTGCTCTAAATTTTGGAAAGTTGATTTGGCTTTCGATAATTATGAACCAGAGGTTCAAACGTTTTATATAAGAGATCTACAATTGGAAGGAAGAGAAGAACTTCAATTTAGACACTTATTTGATTTAGAAAATAAAATTCAAGAAAAATACGGGCAGAGATACAAGGTAGGCATTGTGTATCAAAAAATTCCTTAATATTAACTTAAACTTCAGACAAGTATCCTTCGTTTTGCATTGTAAGAAACTAATTACTATGATGAGCTATGTCTCATCAATGCATATTAATATGAAATTTTAACCTATAGGAGAAATAATAAAATGGCAAAACAATTTAACGGACCAGTAACATTTGTTGCTGCGGTGACTATGAATAGCAGCTTGACAACCTCTGGCACTAATACAATGACAGGAGGTCTTTACGCTAGGGGCGGAGTGGTTCCACCACAGGCTAACGCTGGAGCGTTGGTAGATGACAATGCGGTATTAACAGCTGCTCAGATGTCCGCTAGAGTACTAACATTTGATGGAAGCGCACCTAGAACTAAAGCAACCGATACAGCAGCAAATATTGTATCTGGCTTAGGTCTTACTGCCGATAACGATTCGGCAGATTTCTATATTATTAACACAGAAACAACCAACCCAAACTTTAAGTTAACACTTAGTGCTGGCTCTGGTGTCACACTTGTTGGTAGTATGGTAGTTCAAGCAAATGCTGGTGACTCTCATCAGACACACGGCGCACAACTTTCAGGATCTGCTTCCGCTGGATTTAGAATTCAAAGAAGAGGGGCATCCGCTGTCCACCTTTATCGTATCTCGTAAGATTTGATATCTTAAGTTTGTTTATACAAACAAAAAAGCAGCCTCAACTGAGGCTGCTTTTTTTATTACCATAAATAAAAATAAAAATAATTATAAGCTAGCAATATCTTCTAGGTCCATCTCGCCACTATCATCTAGATCTGGAGATGACATGTCATCAACCCCGGTTTCCGGAGGTTGGACATTGGGTTGCATTTCGTCTTCAAACTTTTGAAAATACAAATCTAAATTCATAAGTAATCCATCGTAGAAAGATGTTATGTCTTCGGGACTATGCAATGTTTTATACGCATCAACTATTTGAGTTTCTACTTTATTGAAATATTCATAAGCCTTGTCTCTGCCACTTAAATCTTCGCCTTCAATACTAAAATCTTCTATTTCTTGCTCCTTAGCATCTTTCCTAACATCTCTCATATCTTCTGGGCGGTCTTTACTAATATCAATATCTATTTCCTCTGACAGATTGCTATCTGCATTGTCCAGCGCACGAAGCGGGGCTAGCACATTCTCTACAGCCTTAAGTATGTGAGAAGCATAAGAATCTCGTTGTTCTTTTGAAGTTGTTAATTCTTTATATCCAGTCTCAATTGTAGTAAGTATATTATCAAAGAGAGTATTAAGAGTGTTTAATCCTGTATTATCATATGGAGCACTGTTAGTATCTCCAACCTCATCCTCTCTTAAAATAGTTTTAATAACGCTTCTTAGGCGATCTTCGTCCCCAAGTGAGCTGGTGTGGTCTTTTTCTCTTTTGATTTCTGCAATTTGTATCGCCTTTCTGATTAGTTTACGAAGTCTTAGTTCTTCAACGATTTCTTGTCTGTCGATATACATTATAAATCTCTCCTTAATACTCTAAATAGTATTAATTATTTGCTTTTACTCTTCACTGTATTTATGAGCATCTTTTCTCAATCTAGGAAACTTAATATCTTCTTTGTCGTGTTGATATTTTTTCTTTTTAATGTTTATTTTAACACCAGCGTATGGATATTGATTTTTATCTTTTTTTTGATCAACCTTATATGTTGGATAATCTGGTCCGAATGCAGCATCAATTGCAGGCTCTGCACCACTCATTGTGGAAATTTCTTCAATTTTTGCCTCATCTTGATGCATGTGAGGTTCCATATATACTTTTTTGTTCTTTCTCTTTTTTGGTTTAGCGCCAAGCGGCAAAGAATATCCCTGAACAGAACCTCCAGCCATAGAGGAGATTTCTAGAACACTGGGATTGACAACATATATTGTTTCAAAACCTTCTTTAAACTGAACAGGGTCCCATAATACATCAAAAGCTTCTGAAGCTTCAGACAAGTTTATATCTGAATGTCCAATAGTGTCGATATCGAAAGAAAATCTGTTATTTTCAGAACTTGCCATATGCCAGACAGAATCAGAGTTTATTTGAAAAGCATAAACATACTTGCCCATAGATTCTGCTAAGTGTTTATTGAGAGTTAGATACACTGGCTGTAGGTCTCCGCTAATCTCTTCATTGCAAGCATAGTACCAAACTTCCCCATAGATACCCTCCTGCATCGCACCCCCACCCGCAGGAGCGCTTTTTAATTTAGGATCACCTTTAGTATGACCTTTGCCACCCCCAGTATCTTTATTGGCACCTTTATTTACCATTTTAATAGTATTGCGCCATTGTTTTTTATAGGCATTTTGGACTGCTTTTGTGGTAAGCATTTTTTCGTCCATAACCTCTTCGATTAGCCGAAAGAAAATAGGGAGAGTGATGTGCTCAACAACTTCTTCAGTCTCACTCTTTACGCCTAGTATCTCTAACACATCCTCCGGGCTCACCCCGTTCGGTAAAAACTTGGCGGCTGCCAATTCTCCGCTCTCCAATGCTGCCCTAAAATCTGTTGCGCTTAGTTCTTCGCCAATCGGATTAAACGCATATTTCATAGGATCTAAAACCCTGACACCTTCTTTGGCATATTGCTGAACATTTTTAGCAAACCTGCTTTGATCTCCACCTTTTGTGCTAGTGCCAAGCACAACCATTTCTCCGGGCTCCGCTGTTTTTTCTACGTATTCGTAAGCAGATCTAACTGGCGAAGGATGTGGGGAAGGAATAACTTCTACGTTTGTAAGTCCTGATTTATTTAAATAAAGTTCCCAAATAGAAATAGATTGCTCCTGACCCACGTCTTGTCCTGAAGGAGTTTGCCTTGCTTTGGGTGAAACCATAACAATAACACGATCAGCATTGTCTGCGTAATGCTTAACCATATCTAAGTGCCCCCTATGTGGAGGCTTGAAAGCTCCGGGAACAATAGCAACTGTTTCGGAGACACCCCTAGCTTCATCAACTCTAGGTATCTTGACACCCTTTCTTCCGAATCTGAATAAGCCAAGAATTTGATTGATTGGTGCAAAATTACCAGTAAATTTATAAAGCTGACCATCGTACTCAAAAACAAACCCTTCTGCAACAGATGTAATATTGTCTAAATGCTTTATTTTTCGCAACTGTTTAGCTAAAATTTCGTGTGCCATCTCTTGACCCGGACCTTGGTATGCCTGAATCGATTTTATCGCTGTTTGTACTTCATTTTTAAGGCGAGTGAGTTCTTTGGTATTATCAAGAATATAAGCACTTTCCATATTTTCAAGCATCGCAACAGCAAAGTCATGAATCGCATCTTCTATGGGCCAAATTAAATTTGATATGAGTTTGTTGGAAGTTTGAACGTAATTTCTTACTTGCTCTTTTGTTTTAGAGTCGCCACCAAGACCCCTATAAATTTGAGTTAAAGTTGGTGCACCTTCTTTTTTCAGAATACGATCAGATATATTTTTTTTAATTTCTTTTTGTAATGAAGGAAATTTTTCTTGAATATCTTCAAGAAGTTTTTCGTCTAAGTATTGTTCAATAGTCATACCACCCTGAAATCCTGCTTTTTTTATTTTTTCTAGGGCTATTTTTAAGTCATAACTTCCTTCAAGTTTTTGCAAATTAACAAAAGCAGTTCTCTGTACGTTGAAGTTCTTACCTTGAGTGGCTTGTTCAAATTTATCTACAACTTTGTCTAATTTTTTTGAAGCCTCAGAGGTATCGGCATTGACCACTTTATCTATTTTTTCATCATATTTTTTGTGACCTGCGGAGTGGATGGTGATAATGTTGGAGTCGTAATTAACAACATTTGATGCGCCCGGTCCCATAATTTCTGAATTGTAGAATATTTCCCCTTCGGGACCAAATATGGCTATTTTTTCTTCGTCAGATAGGGAAGCAACAGCAGCCTCAAAAGCATTGAATGCATCGACGTAGACTTTTTTAATTTCTGGACCGCCTGCAAATTCACGCATAGCAAGGTCAACAGCATTCATGCCGCCCTTTTGCATATCACCTTTATTTCTAGCAGCTTTGGCTTCACCGTTTTTAAAGCCCAAATAAATATTAAACCCGTCAGTCTTTTCAGTTCCGACGAGTTTGCCTCTACTTGCAGCAGTTAAAATTTCTGCTAGCTTCTCAAATGTTAAGCTCCGGTTATCATAAAGGTGCGCTAGGTGACCAGCAACACCACCTTCAGCTATTAGCTTTACCATTATCTAAATCCTCTTTAATTTCCTCAAGGACATTTACTCTCTCTTCTAAAACGCTAATTTGTTCTCGCATTCTTCGAGCCATTTTTTTTATTTCTTTAAGTTGCTGTTTAGCCATTAGTAATCTGTGACTTTCTGATTGAGTTCGTGGTCTCATATTATTTATGACCTCAGATAACGCTTGTATATAAGTCATTATATTGGCGTCAGGAACTCTTCCCTCATTGACCAAAAAATCTCTTGTTATTTTATAATAATCTACAGACATATTTAAACCTTTTAATCGTTATTGAATGTTTTGCCTTTTGTTACAGTGTAAGCAGACTTGGATGCTATTGCCCCAATGTTGAAAGGTATGACACCGCTAAGACCTAAAGAAAATGGTACTTGGTCGGTGTCAGTCTTCTCATAGTTTGCGGATGCGTTTTCAAACTGGTTTATAGTGTGATCACCGCCTATTTGTGGTTTCGGTTCAGGTTCGCCAGCAAAAGCCATAATTAATCATCCTTTTTAGCAGCTTTTTTTACTTTTTTAGCTACTGGTTTTTTCTTTTCGACAACTTTCTCTTCCTTTTTAGCAACTTTGTCCTCTTTTACCACTGGTTCGTCAACCATTTTGGGGAGTTCTTCTTTTTGTTGCTCAATAATATTAACTTGTTGTTTTCTTCTTAATCTAAGAATTTTTTTCAATTTTCTTCTTCTCGGGCTAGCCATTGTTATATTCTCCTTATTTTTTAGTCCACAAGGACTTAAGTTTACTATACAAGCTCGAATTATACCAGTCTGTATCGCTTTGTGTTGTTTCTTTTGGTGTTTCTGTTACCACTTGTTTTTCTTCTTGTTGTTTTGATTCTTGGTAACCTCTTCTCGGATATTCTCTGGGATTGCCAGCGCCGTCTATATCCCTTCCCAGATCAGAACCGCCGTAGAAATGTTCATCACCGGGATACGCTGGTCTGGATGGTTGAGAGGGCTTGGACTTTTCTTTATCTTTTTTCTTTTTGTCTTTTTTGAATTTACCAGCTAATTTCTGGGCGGCATCAAGTTCTTCCTCTGCATCTTTTTGATCAACTTCGTCAACCTTTTCTTTTTTATCCTTAGCAGCCTTTTTCATTGGCTCTTTTTTGTCACCATCTTTATCAAGATCGAGAAAGTCAGGCTTGTCTCCCTCTTTCATTTCTTTTAATGTTGAAAAAATAATATTTTTTAATTCTTCTTTTGTAATTTTCATTTTATTTAATCCCTCGAATTTTAATTCATCTTCATAATCTCTGACATTAAAGTTACCTTGTAAATAGGCTTCTTTTTCTATTTCTCTGCCCTTACCATCTTTCGCATAATGACCTTGTGTTGTTAAATCATCTAGATCACCACGGCACTTTTGCGCGTGATGGACTAACTCATGAGAAAAAGAACGAAGAACATCTTTGGGATGCCTGTCTGTTATATATAAGACAATGAGTTTTTCTTCTGGATCATAATATGCTGTTTTGCCCAAAGATTGTTGAGCGTTTTCAGCATCTTGTCGCATAATAACACGAACAGGATGCTCAAACCCTAGTTTGTTTCTTGCATATGGGTAGAACTTTCTGATAAGATCTTTAATGTTATGTTTATTTTCCATCACTTACTAAATAGTGACGAAAAGAACTAAATCCTATCTTTATTTCCGGAAAAGTAGACATTAGATACGGTGGGCGAGTTGGAGAAAAAAGAAGTGATCCAACTTTTAACTTGGCTTTCGTCTTGAAAGTTGAGGAGCTTATCTTTATTTTTGAACTTCCATTCTCCAACTTCTCGCAAAACATCCATCTTATTAAAGACAAGATCTGTTACTCCATTCATACGAACGGCTTTAAGTAAAGTGTCTAGATTTGTCCAATTACATTGTCTTTTTCGACCAGTTGTAGCTCCAAATTCTTCTCCGATTAATTGAATAGCATTAAAGACATCTCCTTTTGGTTGAAAAGTCTTTGCACCCACATAAGTCTCATAAATCTTAGCAACTCCCCAAACTTTTCGGATAGCCTGTGGCGGCACACCGCTTAAGAGAGCAGCAGCGGATGTGCAGTGTGATGATGTTACATAGGGGTAATCACCGTGGTCGATATCTAGTCCAAATCCTTGAGCGCCTTCAAAAAGAATTTCAACTCCATCTTTTGAATAAAGTTCTTCATAAATATCAATAATATACTCTTTTAGGCAGGGAGTATCCTCCGCTCTAACCCCACTCCTGTTATATTTATCGCGGTAAGCTGGACCGTTTCCGCGCTTTGTCGTGCCTATTTTGGTGTCTTTACTATCTTCATCTTTATGTGAACTAGTGATAACGTGTGCGTTTTTAGCAATTGAAACCAATGTAGAGGCGGCAATGCCTGCTTCTTCTAATTCTTCAATTTCTTTGAAAAACTGCTCTGGATCAATAACGCAACCGGGACCAATGATAGACTCAATGCCATAAAAAACACCTGCTGGAATATGGTGGGTTACGAATTTTTTTCCTTCGTGATAAATTGTATGCCCAGCGTTACAACCACCGTTAAATCGAATAACGTGAGTATAATTTCCTTTTGAACATAGTTGGTGGGTAATCTTACCCTTGGCTTCGTCTCCGTGCTGAAGACCAAGGACAACATCTGCGATCATAATGCCTCTCTTTGTTAGGGTTTGTGGAAAAACTATACCACGAATTTAAAATAAAGTAAAGACTATTCACAGGCATTATCGTCAATAATTTGCATTAGATTTTCGTAGAGTTGTGCTGGATTGCCTACTAACTCAAACCATTGACCACCATAAATAGTTAGGGGTTCAAATCCCGCTTTTTCTCCCATCCAATTCGTGTCTTTTTGTGCTAATTTTGTAAATGTATATACATTAAGGTCCATACAGTTGGATATGAGTTGTTGCAGATCTAGCTGAGAGATATTTTCATTATAAATTGTTGTTGGGTCATTAATGTTGTTAGCCATGTAAATATAGCTTTGTCCGGGTTCATCCGTAAATACAATAACAACACGCTGCGAGCCTTCTCTCCAATTTATTTTAAAATTTTGCGGATCTGGTTTTGTTAATATATTGCTACCGATGCCAGTTGGAAGGGGACTATTCATAAAGCTTAAATCTGATATTGGCCACGGAAGAGAAGATGTCGGCGCAAGATTCCAGAGAGATAAATAAATCAAGTCATAAATTGGTTCAACACCAGCCAACATATCTGCGTCAACTCCAGAAAGTGCCGATATGAAATTGCTAAAAGGTGCTAAATTAGAAATTATTTCACTAAATTGTTGGTTACCCCACGCATCCAACAGCGGCTCAGAAAACGGACCCATAACAAGTCCCCATTGTATAACTTCTTCATCTTGATAATAGGTTGCGAACTGATTCATTGCTATAAGAACAGCATCAATTTCGTCTTGCATAGATCCGGAGGCATCAATAATAAATAGAATATCCGTGTCCTTTAATTCCTTACCATCGTCAACTATGCCATCACAATTATCATCTTCGCCATTACACTCGTCTGTCTCATTGGGAATAATTTCTCCCATACAATAATCACCTATAAAGGTTTCTCCATCTTCATAGTAATTTCCCCACGAGCCTTTTTCGCAAGTCATTTCACCGGGAATACATATCCCAACAAATAAGGTTTCTGGATCTCCTGTGTAGCAACCTTTGTATAAGTTCTCATCTATTAATTGATTGCAGTTATCGTCGTGATTATTACACATTTCTTCAACAATAATGCCTTTATATTTGTCACAAGCTGTAGGAACAGGGTCTTGATAGCTACACATAGCATAACATTCTGACATAAATATTTGTTCGCAATTTTCATCAAAGCATTCACAAGTTTTATAACCTTGACCACATATCAGTGGAGATTCAGTACACGGGAACAATGCGCCGACCATATCTACTGTGCAAAGACAATCAAGATCCTCATCAACGCTACCGTCGCAGTCATCGTCGAGTCCGTTGCATATCTCTATAAACGGCACTTTTGCCGTACATCCAACCCAAGATCCGAGAACACAAAACTCAAGACCAGTTTCACAAGCAGTTTCACAAAGTTGTTCTAAGTCCTCATCCGTTTCCCCGTCACAGTCGTTGTCAAAACCATCACAAACTTCTTCCGGCACATCTCCGCAATCATCGCATGCGTTTGTTTGACCCTCATCTACCAAACCATCACAATCATTATCTTTGTAATCACATATCTCTTCTTGTGGCTCATCGCCAAAACAAATCTCCTCACCATCAACACAAACCAAATCACCGGGACCGCAATCATTTTGACACTGTTGAACAGGAAGATCGTCTATTTCTCCATTACAGTCATTATCGATTCCGTCACAAATTTCAGGACTGCAAGCTACGCAATCGCTGTATTTCCACACGCCCTTATCACACCACTTTTCTTGAGATCCATAAATATTACCACCAGTTGAGGCAGGAACCGAGCACAATACTGTTTCTGGCTCTACCTCTGCTGGGTCGCATTCGAATAATTGCTCACAAGGTCCTTTATATACAATTTCTTCAGGATCTTTACAAGTATCAGTTATCATTTGAAATTGCCATATTTCTTCAAGATATAAAGAAGGGGGGCAAAAATAATATTCGTATTTGTAACAGTCTTCTTTATATTGTTGTTCAATTTGGAAGATAGTAAAAATATTATCTTTTTCTATTTCACCGGGAGAATTTTCTTGATTAGTTACAATAGGATTATCTAAATCTGGCTTTGGTTTTTGTTCTTGAATATCTAATTCACCAGGCCAAGGATAAGGATTCTCAAACATATCGGAGCAAGCAACAAGGTTAATCATCATTAAAATGCAGAAGATTATAAAGAATATTGCTGTGATAATATTTCTAACCATATTATAAATATAGGCAAAATAATATTTAGGAAAGTTTTTCTGGACGGGACTGAATATCTTGAATATCAACACCTTCAATATTTCTTATACCGGGGATTAGAATTCTTTTTATATAGTTAATAGGATTGTGATCTTTGCCAACTAATTCAAATTTTATTTCAAACATAACGAAGTCATAAGTCTCTGTGTTTCGAGCGTAGCCTGCTTGATGATTTACAGTAGTCACGCCTTCCACTCCTCTAACCTCATTTAGAAGCTGGGTCATATCCCCGCCTCTTGCCTTATTTATTCTCAACTTGGAAACTACTTTATAAATACTTTGAGTATTTTCCTCGGACAATGCGAGGTGATCTTCGACCATTTCTACGAGTGTATCTAAATTAATATTCATTAGCTTTTGTCTTTGTCATCTAAATATGCGGCAATTGCCATTTGTTGTTTTTTCTTCTTGCTCTTACCTTTAAATTGAGGAGCATCAGATTTTTGGAAGTCGTCCACATAAGCGCCTGCACCCATGCTTGGCTTTAACTTTTCTCCTAGCCCAGACCGGGATTTCTCGTCTTGTCATTGTTCTTCCATTTCTTGGGATGGTACAAGCAAATAATCGCGAGCTTTGTTAAGATAGTCAGCAGCGATGGTTACTTTTGACATCCACCAAGATGGCAGCTCCCCCTGACCGCCTTCTAGAGCAGCCAAAATTTGTCCTGCATCTTCAATGGCGAGTTTCATTTTTCTAGCAGCAGAAGGAATATCTGTGTGCCCATCTTCATTCAATTCCACTTCCGATTCCATTGCACCCTCTATTGCATCGTTGACCATATGCATAATCATCTCTACAGCTTTTTTATGCATTTCTTTAGGATCTTTGGAAACTGGTTCGCCTGTATCAGCATAAACCTGATCTACATCTGTTGGCGTAGTCATCTGATTGTATGCCTTCCCGATTGCGGCTTCAAGGTCTTTAACGACATCAACATCAATGCTTTCATTTAGTTGCGAGGCTTTGTGAGAATTAATTTCTTCTTGTATAATCTGCTGTAATCTTTGCTTTGTGATTTTCATTTTTGTTCCTTTAACGCAGCGTGTAATGCCTGAATAACTCCACCATCTAAGTGGGGATATTTGCCTTCTAGGGCATCTTCTGCTGCTTCTTTTAGCATTTCAGCTAACTTTCTTTTGACTTGTTCTCTTTTAAGCCTACCATAGCCCGGAATCATAATAACATCATCATCAAGCTCTTCTTTTATATTAGGGTTTGGTCCGATTACGCTATGTAGCCCTCTCAAGATACGCATTATTTTTTTATCATCGATGTCTAATACTTGTGACTCTTTCGCTTTCAAAACTGATTTGATTTTAGAATCAAGCATCATTCGTTGATAATCCCATTGTTCTGCATCAAATCCTCTATCCGGAAGATCTAATTCGCCTAGCATTTCTTTTGTGAGTTCTTCTTTAATAATCTCTTTCAATTTTTCTAGTGTAATTTTCATGCTAATGTCTCCTGTAACATTATAAATATTAACTCGTTTTAGTTTAAGCCTTTAAACTTTAAATTGTCTCCAAGAATATGGTTGTCTATATTCTAGATAATGAGGATCTGCATCAAATGAGTAAGCCTCTCGCTCAAATCTGATTGATCTATAAGCATCATCATAATTTCTATATTTTATATATGCGTGAAGAAAATCCCATAGATAAAGAAATAAAAAACCAACAACGAGCAGTTCTCTGTATTGAGCTATGTGGATAGACTCGTGCCTTATAATCCTATCATCACCCTCATCCTTAAGAAAGATGAAGGGGAATAAAGTAATCCCACCGATATTAGGTCTAAAATATTTTAAAGCCCTTACCAACTTACTATTCTTTACAATTATAGGGCACCAACAGTTATCATTTGGCTTCATTTAACAAATCCTTTTATCTCTCAAAAGTTGTTTCAACATATTTGTCTTGCTAAAAAAGACAAATGATGTTGCAATTTTGTCCTCTTCTATGCCTAGTCTTTCTGACCAAGTTTTAGAAGATTTATTTAAACATAGGGCGACGGGCTTTGTGAATAAATCACCTCCTTGGTTGCCTAACAAATGGTTCCAGAGATGG